CGCAGGCTTCTAAGACCTTTCGGTCTAAATTCGGCAGGTAAGGCTGCCTATTTAATTAAATATAACACTACTCGGACATAAAGTCAACCCTTTACTTTTTAAATATCCTAATTTATCATAAGGCTTTATAGCTTATAAAGCCTGTAGCCATTCTTAATCTTTCTTAATAACTTAGAGTATTGCCTTTATTATACAGGACTTTCAACTCTTCTCCTCCAGCAGTCATATGTCCACTAGTTGTCATAAGTCCGAACTTTTCACCACACTCCATTGGCGTTACCTGCATGATTGAATCGACATTGATGAGAGTTTCATGTTTGTGTTCCATTGTTTTACTTAAATTTTTATCCCAATAATAGGTTTTGATTTTGATAAATTTACTCATTTAGTCTCCTTATTAAATTCGGCTAGTGCCTGAGCGGCAGCATAACTATTGTTAATTTCATGCATGTAGTATTCCAAAGCTTCAATAAGTACTTGTACTTTAATATCAACATCTGCAAGTGCTGCCGAATATCCTGCTTCAAAACTTATAACAGCATTTCCATTATCGCCTTCTGAATCAGAGTGTTCTTTGGATAATTAATTCATTCTTTTTTCTAAAAGTTCTTTCAGGTTATACTTACTCATTTGGGCACTCCACCTTGATTAATCTTTCTTGCGCTACCGTATCGTATGAGTCTTTATAGTCAGAACGAAAAGTTAACTCTATATATCCACTAGGTGCAACCGCTGTCACTTTAGCTATATTAGAGTAACCAAGTTCTCTTACACAATCGCCGATTTTATAAGGCGGTTGAAATATTGTGTATTTAAGTATGAACGCTACTATAGCTGAGAAAATTACCGCTGCAATAACAATGAACATGTTTAATATTACATCTTCTCTATTTGTTTTCATCTATTCTCCTAAATTATTCTAACCCCGTATGGAGTTGATTCTATATCTTGAATGTACCGTAGAGCCTCATTAAGAAGGTTAACGTAACCCTCAGTAAACTCACTTTCGCTACCATCCTCGTAAATATCTACCCTGTTAACTATATATTGGCCATATTGATAATATACTCTGTATTCTATTTTCATTCAATACCTACTTCGTTTCATCTAAAGCTCCGTCTTCTTTCATTTTATTAAGTAAAGATTGGGCTGCCATTTTAGTTAATTCTTCTGGAGAAATTTTCTTTGAAATTTCATCTGTATACTTAAATGTAGTTCCATAATTAACACCTTTTAAATATATTTGTACTCTGATTTCATTCATACTTCCACCATAGACAAAACCTTGCTAAGAGATTTAGGAGTAAGGTTAAATCTTTCTCTAATATACTCAGCATCAAGAAAGCCGTCATCATTAAGGAACTCATATTCATGTAGTAATATATAATCGGCAATTTGTTCTAAAGTCATACTATCCTCCTATATATACAGACTAACACCATTAAATTCATATGTCAAAGACTATTTTTAAATTGTAATAAAATGAGACACTTACAGCTTTAAACTGATAAAAACTGTTAGTTTTATGAGATATGGCCGACTAGGCTAAGGCTTTTGTGTTTACTGGAGTTACTTCCCAGCTATATACCGTTGCGGTATTGCCAGTTCCATCACATAGATATACATTATGACCAATTAGCACTGGACCTCCAGATTCTGACTTCCTGGTAGCTACAGCAGTAATGGTATACTCTTTACCGTCAAGATCGTTAATAACAGTATCGCCTATTTTAGGTGTATAATTAAGCACTTCCATACCGTAAACATCAACTTCATACATATCACCATCTCTGGTGGATATAACTCTAGGCCGAACGGTTACTTCTGATATATGATAATCAGTATATTTATCATCGGCTATTCGGAATGCATTATTTTTAATATCATCCACTGATAAACCCTTATCATCTATATACATTAAAACGCCAATATGTTTCATACACTTCCTTGTTTCTAGCCTATATTCTAGGCTTATAAATTACTCGTCGTCTGTATTTTGTGTAAAATATACAAACACCAACCATAAAGCAAGTAAAGATATCGATATTTTTAATATGCTATACAAAGTAAACATATTACTCTTTCTTGCCAATACTGCTAAAAATCTCAGCAATTTCTTTAATTATAAACATTAAACCAATAAGTATTGCTACTATAAAAGGTACATTATCCATATCACACCTCATCAATTCTTTCTTGTGTGTATATGATCATATCAGGGAATAACAGGGCTGTCAATACGCCTCCACCATCTTTTTTGGAGTAAACTGCTCCTGTGTCTATATTGGCGTAATGGCCTTTTATTATAGGCTTAATAACTGGTGTATGGCCAAACACATTATACACGCCTGGAATGTCATTTATAGACATATACCTATTCCAAATGACTGTATTCTTATATCTAGGATCATCCTCTTTGCCGTACATAGTATCAACAGATGAGTGGCTAACAACTAGGTGTCTACCGTTACTATCTACAACATCCTTAAATTCTTTAACTATCGGTAATTTCTTTATAAATTTAAAATGATCTTTTAGTTCTTGTGATATATCTATATCCATCACCCAATTGTAAGTGATCCCGTAGTTTAACAGGAACTTATCTCCACCGTTACTAACCCAATCCCTCATTTCACGGACATAATCCCTAAGTATACCATCTTCTATATATAAAGACTCAAGTAGCATATCCTCATGGTTACCTAATACACAATGGTAGTTATTTTTTATCACTAGATCTATAAGATCCTTGGATCCTGGACCTCTATCGATCAAATCCCCTACAAAGCAAACTTCAGCATCTGAAGGGAGTTGTTCTATTAGTTTTTTTGTTGTTTCGATACACCCATGGGTATCGCCAATTACAGCCACTCTTCTCATTTTTCAGCCTTATAGCATACTTTGCCACGCACTATATTGAATACAATCTTTACTCCGTCGCGCATAATAGTTAATATAACTGTGGTTCCAGGCTCTCCGGTAACATTATCACCGCCACTGCTGATAATAGTGTCGTTAATCATTATACCTGCTATATCAGCAGGGTAGCCTTCGTATACAGACGTAACAGTATCACCTAATGTTCTTATGCCTATGCCGCCGTACCATTGACCTGGACATTCCTTATCAGCTATAACAACTTTCTTTTTTGGCATCTTCTTAACCGCATCTCCAGGTTTTGGAATTTCTACGATTTCAATATCTATTTTGGTTGTTTTAGCTATAACATCAACATCCTTAACACCGTCATGGTTATTACGTCCAGATGTCTTACCGTTTCCGTTTTTATCGCTATCACCGTTACCACCTGCTGCCATAATAAAAATAAGCAGCATGATTGATAGGTGTGTAATCATACTTATAATGAATGGAATTAATACATATAAACGTTTCATACTGATCTTTCTTTAGGAGGTGGAGAACATACGGCTCTATATGCACCCTCTTTAACCTTAATTATCTTAACCAAGCACGGAGATTTTTTATATATCATACCGCATCGAATCTGACCTCTAACCATAGTATTATGATCATGAGGTGTCCATGAATTTGTGTAGTTAATAATAATAGTTGCAGCGCATAAAGCAGCTATCATCTATTATCCTTAATCCACTTAATAAGCTCCTCTGAAGTCATAAAGCCACCTTCTCGAACCGTAACCTTACCTTTTGATGAAAGTATAATAGTAGGTATGGATCTAACACGAATAAGGTTGCGATTTTCGTCAACATCAATCTTCATAAATCGTATGTCAGTAAGTTGATTAGATGCCTCTTCAAAAATTGGCGAGAACACTTTACATGGTCCGCACCATGTGGCATATGCATCTACGATAAAAGCTCTGTTGTTTTTTACAGCTAGTGCAATCTCTTTTTCGTAGTTGGAGCTGTTTAGTTCTAGAACGTCTGCATTACCAACAGATGACATTAAAAGTATTGATAGTATTAATTTTTTCATTTTATTTTTCCTTCTGTAAGTATTGCGTATATCTGATCTATTGAATATGGTGTCATGGTCATACCTATTTCACCATTGTAACTATTTGTAATGATTATAGTTTTATCTGTATCTATCATACAAAATCCGGTAATATCTAGAACGTCTATTTGTTTTTTTGATCCTGCTATAGAGTCATAGGCTCTTAAGTATGCCGTTCCTTTATTTAGGAAATCTTTAATGGAAACCATACTAGTTCCATGACTTATCATCAGAATCATCTGAGTCAAACGAATCTTTACTTGCATCCATTTTACCAACAAACGCCTGGAATATAGCTTTATGTGTTAAGCCTTGCATTCCAAGTTTAATTTTACGTCTTCGGAAGATTAAATGAGACACTATATGGAACCATGTATATGGATTATAAATACGTTTTAAGTGGGATTTAATGTGTAAGTCGTGGTCATCAACCATCATAACAAACACTGTACTTATACCGCCAAAAAAAGGATTGGTTAGGCGATTATTCTCCTCTTCTACAAGAACTGCATCAAGGGTATCTATACTTAACTCGTCTGTTAGTTGACTTTTTTTCATAAAACTCTAACTCCCATCATACTTAGTGTTATTCTTACATAAGAGACCATTGCGCGCTCGGCTTGCTCTTCATTGGCATATCTATACGGAGTAGCAAACTTATCGCTAGGCACCTTCTCTTCTTCTTCTTTAGTAAAAGCCCGAACTTGTGGAATATGTACGGACTCATCCTGGTATAATCGATAAAATACCTTATTTTCCATTTGCTTTACCCTTTTTTAAAGAATCTTTAACTTGCTTAATAACTCTAGCTAAATCTTCAACGGTAGCCGCTTGGCCAGTAACTGATGCTAAGATTTCTCCGTTAAAAGAGAATATCATTGTGGGGATTGTGTTGATACCAAAAAGCTTAAAGAACTCGAACATCTCTGCATTCTCAATAGGTGCAATAAAAAACTTAACAGTCTCATCTTGCTGTTCATACTGCTCAATCAACGAAAATAAAGGTTTAGATCTAGGGTCTGATGCTAGTGTATAGACTACCACTGTTAATTTAGTTTCTGCTGTAACCTTTTGGGCTAAAACTCTAACATCTTCAATTCTCTCTGCCGCAAACAATGTAGATACGATCAACGCTGTAATGATTGTAGCAAGTACTGAAAGTAATGCAATACCCTTCCAGCTGTTAAGTTTCTTTGCTATTTTAGAAAATAAGCTTTCGGATTCTACAGCTACAATATCATTCTCTGTAAGCTGGGAAGATTTCTCTTCTGTTTTAGTGCAATCATCTAAAGACTCCAGAGCCTTAAAAAGCTCCTCTATTTTCTGTTGCTCGATAAAAGATTGAACCTCTTGTGCTTGCTGTTCCAGAGAGGCCATTTCGATTTGAGCTACTGCTTCGGTAGAGATGGCAGGTCTTCGTGGGGTTTTTCGTTTAGATTTTCTTTTTGATACAACTTTTTTAGACTTTGCAGAACTACTAGTCTTAGCAACCTTTGCTGGTGCTTTTTTTGTTTTAATTTTCATTTTGTTTTCCTTTGTTTAAAATTTCTCGTTTAATTTCAATATAAGACAATGTACCAAAAATTACCGTTAATGTCAATCCTAACAATAACAGATATAGATTGCTGTAAGAGCTTTCCATGGCGTAGTTCATCAACATCACACCAGTAGATATACCCATAAATGCGTTTACAATTAGGGTTAATTTGCCATTATTATCAGTAAATGATTTAATCATAGTGCCTACGTAACCTTTCTTTGATGGAATGTAATACCATTTAAGTGGTCAATTTCATGCTGAATAGCTACCGCATCAATTCCTGAATACTTTCTTACTGATTCATTTCCGTAAAAATCCTTAAACTTAACTGTGATATTGGAAAATCTTTCTGTGTTTATATGCTCACCAGGAAAGCTAAGGCACCCTTCTGTGAATTTAATAGATCCTGATGATTGTATAATTTTAGGGTTTACCATAATAACCATTACAGACCCGCCAGAAGATAGTGTGTCAATAGCTATCACATTCAGGTTGATACCTACCTGTGGTGCTGCTATTCCAACGCCTTTACTTATTTTCATCGTATATAGTAGATTCTGACCTAATTCCATAGTGCTTTTATCAAAAATAGCAATATCTGCGCTTTTAATGCGCAGCTTCGGATTATCGTCTGTTAGGATTTCCATAAGTCTCATTTTTAATTATCTTCTTTCCTGTATAGATCACAATAGTCAGAATGCCTGCCGCCCTCTCTAACGAATTTTAGTCCACACGTACATCCGTCCATATTACTATTGTACGAAACAATACTATCCTTATCTATCTCAACTTCTAAAGATCCTACCCTCATAATGGGTGGAATAAGGTTGGAGTCTTTAAATTCAATATTAACATGTGTAACGGTGTTACCAAAGTAATCATATTCAGTACTTAAAACTTTCGCCTTTAGGTTTCTTCCGCTTGCCTTATATATAACTTTATCTCCAGATTTAAACATTACTTCACCTTTTTAATAGATACTTTATCTGCTTTAATTTGTCTTGCCATCATAGAATCAACGGCTAGATCGAAACGTCTAACGGCTGCTGGTCTAAATACTACATTCTTTTCTGCAAAGTTATCAATAACTGTAAATAAATAATCGCCATGCTGTACTTCTTTGCCAACACCTATCATAGAATTCAAAGCAAGAGTTAACTGCTCTTTTTCTTCATATAGCTTTTTCATTAGTGTAAGTGTAGATTCGATCTCAGCAAGTCGTTTAACCACTGTCTCATAGTTAACTTCCGACGATACTGCAATTTGTGCGCTTTGTGCTTGCTCTGTAGACATGAATCCTCCTTGGTATGTATAGATACTACCAAGGAAGTTTGATTTTGTCAATATATAAAAGATACGAAACTAAGCGTCTCGATTTGGGATTTCATTAAGAAGATCAGACGGAGCCTTGTTACAAACACTACAGATAAGAAATCCGTTGGCATCATATATCCATTTATGTGGTGGACATACAGTGTTCTGATCGTTGGAGTTTAGGAAAATAGACATTTCCTTAGATTTAACATCCTTCTTAACAGATGACATAACGGTACTGATAAGTGTAATTATACCCATCAAGGCAACTATAAAGCCAAAGGCACCGTCCATCATGGTGCCTATAATAATAAGAATTGTTGCCAGTATTAACATTATAATTCCTTATTAAGTTCTTGATTTCTTTGAGATAAAAATTTAACATATGCTGAATGCATACGTCTAGAACTTGATCGTCCGGTACTTCTTTTGCGTAAACCCTTAAGGATACGATCTTCACGCTTCAGTACTAGTAAGTGTCTACCCTCTACCAGTAAAGCCTCTCTGTTAAGTTCTGTTTTTGCTTCCTGAGTAATCGCACCAGATTCATCTTTCACTTCTGGAACTGTAACCATACAGATATCCTTAAGCATAGCAAAATCTTCAGACCCTAAAGCCTCTTCTAACAACTCAAACTTACGCTCGATCTGATCATTAAGTTCGTTAGATTTTTTTGAGTACTGTTTAACCATTTTCTTAAAATAAGAATCTTGCTTTCTTTTAGCTAAAGCAGCTTTGCGAAGCTTGCCAGCTTGTAACAATAACCCTACGGCACCTAGTTCTTTATTTTCCTGAACTACCGTCTCCTGAGCCTGTTGTTCCTGATTCTGTTGCTCTTGTTGTTCCTGTGTCAGTTCCATTCAAATCTCCTTTGTTTGTATCGATTACTAATGTTTCGTCTATTTCTTCTTTAATAGGTTCGTTTAAGTTAATATCTTTAAGTCCAACAGGGTATTGAATCCTGTCATACAGTCTAGCTACAAGTTTCTTAAGTGTTCCAGGCGACGGACGTTTAAGCATATGAGATTGTCTCATCTTACGTAAACTGCCACGCTTCTTATGCTCTATAACCTTATCTGCCAATCCAAGAGTTACTGCCTCTTCGGCTGTTAAATACAGGTCTCGTTTGCATACTTCTGACCAGAAACTCTTAGGCATATGTGAATTATGCGCATAGATATTTTCCAGTATCTCAGTAAGGCGTTTATCTTCATCTACAGCTATCTGAACATCTGTAACATTACCAGTAGGTCCGAAAGATCCTTTATGTATCATTACAGTGGTATTTTTATATAAATATCTCTCATCGGATGCCGCCATAATCCAAGTGGCTGCACTCATAATAGCACCTCCACCAAAGAACTTAAACTGTGTCGGAGATGATAAGATGACATCAAGTAAATATAGCATTGAGTACGGATCTCCACCCACACTATTCATATGGATTTCTATCGGTTTCTTAGTAGAAACATCTAACATTTTATGTATAGCCCTGATAGCATACTCAATACTAATAGCATCAAATGTTGTACCATCGTCCGGTACCGTATTAGGTAAATATCGACCGAAGAATATACGTCGATTTACTTCATCTACACCTGAAGATATTACATTTTCTGTTTCTGCCTTTAAGCTCATCTGTTCACCTTTACTGTATACAGTACACTATATACTATATACCATTAATTTATCTATAATCGCAACACTATACCGATAATTAATCGTCCCATCCAATACCCATACTCTTAGCTTTTGAAAAATCCTTCTTTACTTTAGCAGAGTGATCAATAAGCTCCTTAATAACGTCAGCAAACGACTTATCATGAAGTAACGATCTTACTGCTATCTCGTTTAAGTGTGCAATTGACATCAATTCAGCACCTTTAATCTTAAAAGCGTTCTTTTCGTCGTCAGTAAGCTGTCTTTTTGTGATAAACTCCATTAAAGCAATCTGTTCGCTATGTTTAGGTGGCATAAGTTCGATCATCTGGTCAAAACGGCCAGGTCTGTCACTTAAAGATGACAATAATGCTGAAGGGAAGTTAGTTGTTGCAATCATAAACGTAGGTAATTTGAATACCAAGCTTACTCCGTCTAGCATATTTAGTAATCCACTGCCAGCATCACGAGGTCTACCGCTACCTTCCTCTTCACTACCACCAATATCTTCCATAATTAGCAATAAATTAGTGCATTCTTCACTATATTCTACGGAAAATGATAGATATTTAGAGAAATCTTCGGCTCTTAGGTCTGAAGTAGGCCAAATAACAGCCACTGTACCTGGATCCTTATCTATTAAAGACCTGATAGATTGACGGATTGCTGTAGATTTACCCAATCCTGGGTCTGAAAATAGTAAAATAGCTCTCTTTTTAGGTAACGAAAGCTGCTCATAAACATGAAGTTTACCGAAAAAACGATCAACTTCGCCAAGAATTGCGCTTGTATTGGTAACGCTTGTTAATAAATGGTCCACACGTAGCTCTGTTTTGTCTAATTTAATACCAGTCTGGCCTCTATTGGCAGTATAAACACCAGGCTTAATAATGACTTTTTCCTGAAACTCTTCATCCTCGACATACTCAAACTGAACGATATCTGTGTCACTGGTTAAACATAGGTCTGAAGTTGGGATCTCCAACTCTTTACCTTCAGCCAAATCGTTGAATTTAGTAATCTTTTTTACTTTAAATTTATTACTCATTTTCTGCCGCCTTTAATTCTCTGTTACGTTTAATAGTTAAAAATACTTCAATAGCTTCTCTGTAATATACAATTCTAAAATCTTCTCTATGTCTTCCTGGGTTGCCTGACTTATAATTATCAATGGCCATTCCTTTTACCATCATACGGTCTGCCTCATCAAGAGTGTTCATAAATTTATCAACATCAGACATAGACTCGATCTTCATGTTAAAATTCCAGTCCTATAGAAACACCTACAGTTGTATCTGTAAGTACGAATGCTCCGGCATGTAGATTACCAAGAATGCGTCTATCAACCTTGATACCGTAAACTAAAACTCTGTCTTTGTTTAAGGCAGCTAGGGCATTAAATTTCCAATCAGGCTTAGAGAATATAGTTACATTAGACTCTTTTGTTTTTGAGTCTTTATTTACAGTTTCTGTACTTTTATCACGCTCAATACGCTCTTTTTCAATTGTACCGTCTGGACGTACAACTTCACGCTCGATAATCTCAATATCTTTCTTGATAACTTCAACTTCCTTAATTACCTCTTCTTTTTTAATTTCAATCTTGGCTGGCTGTAAATGTCTACCAATACCATAGCCTAATGCTAAAAGTAATAAGCCTACTGCAACTAAGATTCCGATTTTTTTAAGATTATCCATAATTTATCCTTTTAAATTAATTTACATTATTTTACTTTAATTGTCAAGCCATTGGAAAGTTTTTTATTTTTTTAATTACTCTAGGGATCCCGCCTACAAACTCAGCATCTTCCATAGATAATTCGTTCGTTTTCACTAACAGGTTGGCATTTAATACGTCGGTATCTCTAGCTGTTTGGTTATGTGCAAATCCAGCAGTGTCTTTATATAAAAACTGACCATACTCTTTAAACATAGCTCTGTCACCATAAAGAACGCATTCGTTGTATGCACTCTTAGTAAATAGCATTCTATTACCTATAGAATCCCTAGCTTTAATCACGGCGATACGTAATGTTCCAGCATGAATATCTTCTGGACTTCTATTCAATGAAATAGCAGATATTGCATTTTGTGAAATAGTGTATGACTCGCCTACATCCTCTAGCGACAAGGCCGATTCAGCTTCTCCACTCTTCATATTCTTAGCAGACCCTCGATTAACCTGAACCGCATAAACACAGAAGAAATTAAGCTCGTTGGCAATCAAATTGAACTGTTCATATATCATTCCTAGAAGGAATCTAGCTTGATCTATCTTTTTTCTTGTAGTTAATTTAGCAGGATAATCATTAATTAAAACATCAAAACCGCTACCTGTGCGCGTCTTCTGATCTTCATTTACACGTCTAACTTCATCTATTACGTCCTCAATATCCATACGTCCAGCTTTAACCCAATGTATAAATGTCAGATTTTCTGCTAATAGGTCTTTAATTTTAGTTAACTGGCTTATAACTAAATCGTAAAGGGCCTTACCATCTTCTGGATTTAGGTATTCAACATGGCCATCATCTTGAGATTTACGGCCATCATGATAGTAAGGTACATTAACTCCACCACTTCTTACATAATCATTTAACTCGCCAATACCGATACCTATAATAGAGCTAATAATACGTCTTTTAATCTTCTCTGGATTATCCTCATGAGTTATTAGAAGAACCTTTTTTCCTTGAACGATTAAGTGTCTTGCCATAGTAAGTAAAAATCTACTTTTACCAGTAAAGGTTGGGGCTAGAACAGCCATATTTTCTCTACGTACAAGACCGCCACCTAGAAGTTTATCTAACTCTTTAGATCCTGTGGATATAAATTCTTCTGTTTTTTTAGTAAAGAGCGATATGGTGTCAGAAAAATCAATACTTTTCTTTTTGTCAAAGTTAATTTCATTAAATACCGTAACTGCTTCTAGGGCTTTCTCGGCAGCAGATGCATAGTTATTCCTATTAATACTAATATTCATCTGTTTGGCAACCTCTTTAAAACGCATTGTTCTTACGAACTCAGCAACTTTAGGTCGCAGTATCTCAAGTTTATGATTAGATTTGTGTTGGTTCATGACCATTATAGTATTATGATATTTCTGTAGATCTTGGGCTTTTTGCGATGAAAAGAATGGTTCAGCTAACAGCTCATCATCTGACTGCGGAAGCATATGATAATTATCATGAAATCTTAGTATTTCTTGGTAAATATGGGCAACTAATATATCACCTGTTAACCATTCAGGCTTAATAAATGTCTTACATTGCATAAAGAATGAGTCATCTGCCATTGTATAGGCAACAATGGCTGCCTGTTGACCAGCTGTTAAAGCATTACTTAAGCTGATTTCTGATGTTGTCTGCATTATAATCTCTCTGTTAAGTATGAGTGAAGGTTAAAGCATCCGGTATCTAAAGGTTCTGAGTTATTAAAGGCATCTACACACTCTTCGTATGTACAGTCTCCAAAATCTTCTCTATGTTGAGGTACTTTAATCAGATGGCAGTTAACTTTTACCTTATTCTGCATAAGGAAATATTTAACAAGTTCTTCGGTTTCGACAACTGCATCTGGGTCTAGAGCTAGGTATATATCCTTAGCTCCTGAATTTAATATCATTTCTTTCTGTTTGGTTGATATAATTTTACCCATAGTTGCTACAAATCCACCAACATGGTCAAATTTAAGAGCTGAAACGGCACCTTCAGCTATGATAATCTTGTCACTAAACTTAGTATTATCGTAAAACATAAGCGTTTTTGTCTTCCATTCCCCAGGTAAATTATACATCCTGAGCTTATTATTGTTGTCAATTGCTCTGCCTTGCCACCCGTAAATGTTATTATTCATTATAACAGGAAAAATAACTCGTCTGTAATGTGGCGAATACATGATATTATACTTTATCATTGTCGATTTGTCTAGCCCTCTACTTAAAAGATATTTCATACCTTCGTCAGATTCCGGCCAAGTAATAGGTTTTACATCAAATGGTAGACCTTTGCTGTCCATTACAGGTAATACATCCTCTTTATCCATATCTGTTTTAATCTCATCCTCAAATGACAGTACCTCTTCAGGTGTCGTATATACAGTATCTGAAAGTTCAGATTTTATCTGATCATACGGTAGGTCTGTGATGAGCATTAAAGTTCTTACTATACCTGTTTTAGATGTAGGGCATTCATCTGTTTTATGTTTAAAACATACAGATCGTCCGTTAGCCTTCTCTATATATAACTTTTCGTGTCCACCGCATGCAGGACAGTTAAATATATAACTCCTAGAATTCTCCTTATCTGGAGTAATTCCATGCCTATCTAAAAAGTCAGCTAATTTTTCGCTTATCATAGTTTGGTACAATAGTCTACTTTTTTTAAAAAGTCAACCCTTTTTGTATCAGATTGATATTGTTGTATCAAAACGGATCAGATAAAAAATATATGTTGCTTTAATTATAAAACTGGAATAGAGTTTATGTATGGGTAACAAAAACAATGAACAAAGGAGAAATAAAATGAAAACAAGGTTAATGTTAATATTCGGAGCACTTCTGATTACGTCTGTGTCCAGAGCTGAGTGCTGCTGCGCACAAAAACAAGCGGCACCAAAAACTAAGATAGTATATAGAACAAAAGTAGTAGAGAAGATCGTCGAAAAGATTGTGCCTACAGAGAAGATAGTTGTAGTTAAGGAGATCGTACCTGTAGAGAAGGCTGTCGTAACAGAAAAGCTGGTAGTTGTAAGAGTGAAGCCAAAAAAGAACCGTATTAGTGTTCTTGCTGGCACAGGACCTGTAGATCTTGTAGTAGACCCAAGTTCTGCCAAGATAACACGTGACGGTATTTTAGGCTTGCAATACCAAAGAAGTTTAGGTATGATTAATTTAGGGATACAGATACAAACAAACCAATCTGTTCTAGGTTCTATAGGTTTAGATTTTTAATAAGTAAATAAATAACAAAGGAGAAATAAAATGAAAAAGTTAATGACAGTTCTAAGTTTGGTTCTAGTAACATCGGCATGTTCTAAGTATGTAGTAGAAGAGGATCTGCCAGATAATTCTGGGGTTCCAGTAGCGAGTACACCAGTAAATGTTACAGTTAACGTAGCAGGAAGTACACTTACATCTACATCTAACGGTGGAGCTGGAGGTTCTGGTGGATACGTATCCGACAGCGGTAATTCTTCTGCTGACGGTGGATCTAGTTCGTCTAACTCTGAAGGTGGCCAAGGTGGATCAAGCTCTAACGACATCTCCAGCGGTAACAGTTCTGCAACAGGCACTGGTGGATCTGGTAACGGAGGATCCGGTGGAAGCGCATCGGCTGGTAATGCAACATCTACAACATCGTCCAATGCTAATAATACAGGATCTAGCACTGTATCTAATACAGGGTCTAGCTCTAGTACTAACGCTAGCACCAACAGTGGTTCTGCCTCTAACCAGGCCAACAACAGTACTAATAACAGCTCTGACAATACAAACGCTAACACGAATACAAGCCAGTCTACAAATGACGTAGAGATTACAAACGAAGTCGATTTAGACCTAGACTTTGATTTTAATGTGTACTTGGAAGGTGACGAGGATTACTTCGGTAAAGCACGACGAAATAGACAAAAAAGTCCTGCACAATGCACTGAGATCCATACAGACAAGAACTTACTATGCCATGTATATGACTTTAACGGACGAACACAGTTGGCCTCTGAATTAGCTGGAGCACCACAACTTGGATCTTTCTACATGGATAAGTTTGACGTAACTGCTCGAAGTTGGGATCTAGGGTTTCCTAAATTACCAGCAAATCTACAGTACTTACGAGAAAACTACGCTGTTAGATGCTTCTCTAAGCTTAAAGTGTTAACTGCCGGATCGCACATGTTCCAGATTACTAGTGATGACGGAATGAGATTACTACTTAATGGAAGCTCTGTTATCTCTGATGATGGGTTACACGCTCCAAGAAGTGCATCTGCCACTACAATACTAAGTGTAGGGTTGTATGATATGGAAATCCAGTGGTTCCAAGGACCTAGAACGCAGATAGCTGCTGAACTTAAATGGGCTCCTCCTGGACAATCTCTTAGATATGTAGAGTCTAGCGATATGAAGAAAGTAAAAAGAGTGTGCCAAGAAGGTATTGAATAATAAGAATAATAAATAGATAGTTAGGAAAACTCCAGGCAAAACCTGGAGTTTTTTATTTATAGGCTATCAGACTCGCTGATTTTTTTGATTAATGAATTTTGTAGATCTAAGTCGTCTTTTACTGCTAATGAAAAGTTAGTAATACCGTTCCATTTTTTGCCATCATACTGGACCCAAGCTCCAGCCTGTTCCACGATACCCATATTAACAGCTAATTGAGCGACTTCATAATGTTGATTAATAAAGCCGTCAGTATAAGAAAGATCAACCTCAACAGATCTATTTTGCGGTGAAATACTACTTTCCTCAACCTTAACCCGAATAGAGTGTGCTGTTTGTAATAAATTACCAGATCCATCTTTTTTAGTTGCATCGAATGTCTTAGAATCCTTAGCTTCAATCTTAGTAACTAAGCACCACACTTCCGTTAAGTGTTTCAAAGCTCTTCCACCAGGAATAACATACGGTCTGTACTTTGCAGTATTAGGATCCATATTATCTCTAACATGTTGACACAATACAGTAAAAATCTTATGCTTTCTGATAATAGGGATAATCATTTTCATAGCTGTTGGTAAGTAGGCAGCGGCATCTCCCATAATATGAGAAGTACTAACCTCTCTGTTAGCCTCTTTAGGGTATCTAATACCAGCTAAAGAATCTATGATGATCATCTTAATCTTAGCACCTTCTTGAAGCATAGCGTTAACATCATTAGCTATATAGTCGAATATCTCAACAGGGTTATTTGTTTTATAGGAGATAAATCTCTCTGGATCGATACCGAATGCAGAATGCCAATGCTCTCCACCATCACGGAATTCAGTGTCAAAATGAAGAACTACAGCTTCTGGATCTGTTTGGTGTAAATGGCCAGCATATGCAAAACTTAATAATGACTTACCTGCTTTAGGTGGCCCATATAGTAATACAGAGTATCCTGCTGGAATACCGCCTTTTTTTCCAAATAAGTAATTAATAGCTGGACTGCTTGTTTTAGCTGTCCATGCTTCTCCTGCGCCTAATTGAAGTTTCTTTGCGTCTTTTTGTAGTTTAGATAAAAAATTATTTGCCATTATAGTCTCCTGCTAGGTTTTTCATATAAGGATCATTTTTTGTAAGATCCGTTACATGCTTTGCTGAATAATAAGCTCTTTCTAATGAGCTTTTTAACCCTGCAATGTATGTTAATATTGCTTGTATAGCGTCACGGTTTCGTATTGCATTCTGAACATCTGTATCTAAAATCTTAGCTGCTTTCCTGGTGTCTGCCGTAGATGCAATATTCTTACCCTTTAAGAACGGCTCTACTCTTTCAAGTATAGCTATAGATTCTGCCATATCCAGTGTATTCTCGGACTCTTTTAGTTCTATTTCAACTAAACCAAGAATACGGTTAAGTTCGATCATGCCTATATTAAAGTCTGTTATTAATTCTGGGTACGAAGCTGACGTAACTCGTTGTATTTCTTCAGTTCTTGATATAACACGATAGATATTAGACATGTCAAATCTAAGTGGAGATAATCCCCTCAGTCCTCTTGGAACCTGAAGGGATTTATGTGAACCTAGTCCGTGACCGTCCTCTGTGATGATAGGTCCATTATCTTCTGACATAAATTACCCTTTTTTATCTGGGAATAAAAAATTCTTAACCTGCTGATTAGAAACAACCGCATTAGACTGCAATTGCTGTCCAGAAGTGTTCATATTCATATTCATGTTCATTTGAGATCCAGCAGATTGAAGTGGGTTAATAGTTGTAGTACTTTTGCTTTGAGCTAATGGATTATAGATGCCCATATTTTCAGCTTGTGCTTCTTCATCCTCATTTGACTCTTCAACAACTTGAGGTTTTTGGAAAACTGCATCAAATGCACGTTGGTCTAATGTAGCAAGTGCTTGCATTTCTTCATAAGAAAGCTCTGTAAAAAGATTACCTAAGTCTTCAGCTCTCTCAGAGATTGAAGCGGCTTCTTCGGCTGTTAAAGGCATGCGTAAATAGCTAAGAACGAAATTACCAGCAGCGTCTTTACCACTAGACATAGCAGCATCTACGGGGTAAGTAGTTTTTCCACGCTCGTCTTTTGTCTTTTTAAAATCAAATAACGCACCTTTATCTGCTCCAATACCAATAGCATCTACGCCACGTGTATGTAATTCTTTAATTCTTTGATCTAAATTTTGATATGAAGTATATGGGATTTCAAGAACTCCTAGTTCGCCAGCTGCATTAAGTACATTAAGAGCATAGATCTTCTTATGCATAATAGACTTCATGCTTTCTTTTAACATCTGAACAACCTGTTGTGGCTGACCTGAAGCTAAAGCAGCATTAAGTTCTGCTTGCATTTGAGCTAATCTGTCCAATACAGGATCGTTCTGTGTAACAACATTGTTCATCTTCTTTAATACTGAAGCTACAGGTCGTTTTTTATTTTTAGAATCTGTAAGCCAGATTACAGACCAGAACTGAGCAATTTTATTTTTGCTAGCTAGTGATTTAACTGGAGGTAAAACGCGATATACGTTTGAACCGTAGTTAAGATAAAACCTTTTAGGTCGTGTTGATTGCGCGTTGCCTCTTGTTGGATCATATGCACCGAAACTCATGTGAAACTCCTTTGTTTATATTTGTTGTTTTGGTTGTGCCATTATAATACGTTTTTATGTTAATGTCAAGTCTTATTTCTTTTTAAGTTTACTAGATACTAATTTTTGTAATTCAGTAGCTGTAGCTGGAACACCATCATCTTTAGTAATTGTTACAAACTTACCTACAGGATTAGAAATCTTAAATAGTCCATCTTTAGCATTAACTATAAAGAAAACCATCTTATCAAAATCTTCCATTTTATCAGATATGAAGTTTGAAATCTGAGTATCAACATATAAAGATTTGAGTTCTGTTCCATAACTTTCATTCATTAGTTGTGATAGGTATGCCATAGCTTCGTTTCTATCGCTAAATACCTTATATTTATTTGCAGAAATTGTTAATGGTGGAATAAATGAAGCTCCGACAAATGACCTGATATCTAGTATTGCATTATTAAGCATGCTGACCGTAGATGAGTTAAATGGAAACCCCTTAACGATATTAGGCTTAAAAGCTGATGCAAGTACGGCCTTTTCTAATGCCATAGCATCAATTACAGAAATGTTTTGATTTTTTTCAGTGATCTCAGCTAAAGCTTCTGTCATATCAATGCCATCTTCTACTGTAATAACTGTAGATTCTTTCAGTACGGATTCCATAACTATAGGTTTTAACTGTATAACTTTTTGCTTTGCGGCATTAACAATACCTTCTTGTGTAAACTTAGTTCTAGGGTCAATGCCATCTAAATTAATTTTAGATAGCTTAACCTGTTTAATGTACTCTTCTTTTATTCCTGCTTGGCTCATAATATCTCCTTATTTAATGTTTGTAATATCTATTACTTTTTTAACTGTTAATTGTATCCCTCTGTAAGAGTCGTTCTTTTTTTGAATTAGAAACAAGCATACTCTCTCTGATAGGTCTTTATCAATCCCATGCGTTGTAGATTCCCAATCAGGCCACTTGATAAGCTCTAGATTTGTATCTCCACACTCTATGGAGAATTTCATCATAGTATTTGGAACTACGCCTTCCGGTGTCTTCTTGTTATAAGAAGTTTCCTTGGTTTCATATACATAACCAACAACACCAAATAACTCAGTGTTTTGATTATTAGGATCTAATTTCATTTTTAATAATGATGTATCAAGTATAACTCTTCCATTAAGATCTTTACTGTTTGGATCAATATATGAATACACCTGACCGGATTTCTTAGCTAAACCTCTGCTTACAAGATATGGCATTGAAGCTTCTGTCCAGTCTATATTATATACAGTAAAAATACTTCGTTTATGGAATAATTGCTGCAACTGAGACATATTAAGCATATCTTCTGGTATTTGTTCAGCTTTTCCATTATCCAACTCTTTACGTAAATCCAAGTACTTAATAACCTTATCAAGATCAGAGGTTCCTGGTTCAAATAATGTATCAACAAGTCCACTTAATATAAACTTAAACATTGTACGCTTATTAACTATACGCCTATCTATTCTACTAAAGAAATCCTCGAAGTTAACAAATGGCTTCTTAAGCTCTATTTCTTCTGTTGTAGCCGAACCGACTCCATCTAGAAGAGTAATAGGGGCTTGTATAAAAGACTCACCATTCTCCTTAACAATATAGAACTCCTTGTTAGATGCGTTAATATCAGGCATCTTAATCCACTTAACAGCGTATGGCCAATATCTCTTAAGGTCATCCTTACTGGCATTACTAAGTATAGATGTCCACCATTCAATAGGGTAGTATGTTTTAAGGTATTGATTTGCATAGGCTATTACAGAATACGCTGCGGCATGTGATTTATTAAAACTGTAATTAGCAGAGGCCATAAGTTGCTGAATTAAAAGACTTACTTGCTCTTCAGTCCAATTACCTTTATTTAAGATTCTTTCTTTTAGTTCACCTGTTTGCTTTTCAAGTAACTTTTTGTCCTTCTTACCGATAGCTCTACGGACTTCATCTGATTGCTCATCGCTATATCCGGCAATATCTTTAAATATCTGCATTGATTGCTCTTGATATAGCATGATACCACGAGTCTCCTTAAGTATTGGCTTAAGTTCTGGGTGTATGTATGTTATAGGTTCACCATTGCTTCTGGCAACATAAACCTGCGCTAGTGTTCTGTGGCTTGTGTCGCTTTCTGGTGCATCTAGTGTACCAGGACGGCCTAATGCTGTAAGGGCTGTAAGGTCTTCTATAGATACAGGGTATGTAGATTTAAGGTATGGTATAATGGTTGGAGTATCAAACTGGAACACTGTCTCAGTTCTGCCAGATTGGAAATTCCTAAAACACTCTTCGCTGTACGGTAAATTATAAATATCTAGATCTATACCGTGATTACTTTTAATTAAATTTAATGAAGATTGTATATCTCTAAGAGTGTTAACTCCAAGAATATCATACTTAATTAGACCAGCAGCTTCTACAGCTTTAGGTCCAAATCCTGTAATTTTTGAATCTCCAATGTATGTGATTGGAATATAGTCCTGGACAGGTCTATCTGCAATAACAACACTACATGGATGTCTACTTTTTTGTCTATTAATTCCTAACATTTCTTTAACTGTAGCCCATATCTCTTCATTCTTAGGATCTAATGAGTATTTTCTAAGTGCCGCATTGGTATCTATAAGCCCTTGATGTACAACTCCAAGATCATCTGTATACCCAAACACATAGTCGTGCTCATCAGTACCTTGTGGAGAGGCTGGTAGTATCTTACAGAGCTTCTCTGTAGATTCGGTTACAGCTCCAAGTATAGACCTTTCAGCATCCTTAATGGAAGACTTAAGTTTAAGCTGTGTATCTATAGATATATTACAGAATGCATCACCATACTTATCCTTAAGATGGTCGAATACCGCATGTTGATTAGAGAAATCTAGATCTATATCGGCCATATTACCGCCAGATATACGTCCTTTGGTAAGGAATCGGTCAAACGATAGGTTATACTTAAGTGGATTAATGCCAGATACACCAATAAGGTACAGTAGTAAGGATCCTGAACCGGAACCTCTTGGGTTAACCAGAATACCTTGAGATCTAGCCCAAGTTGCTATATCAGAAACAGTAAAGAAATACGGCATAAGGTTAATGTGTCCATTATTAGTAATAGTATCAATCTCATGCTTAAGCCTGTTAATCATAGTCTGGTTGGACCAGTCCATACGACCAACAGAGTTAATCATATCGACAACTCTATCTTGCCAATGCTCATCAAGGGATCCCATAATAAATCTATCTTTTTTAGTGGACATCTTGAAGCTATCGAAGTTAGATGCCCATTTATAAGAGTTATCTATCCATGACTCCATAGTTTTTAGGTCTATTCCGTGCATTCTTTGTAATATTTTATACGATTCGTCTGAACTGTACATATGATAACTATTACTAAATCTCCACGCTTCTTTACCGTTACCGAGTCTAGATATTTGAACTAGTTCTTGCTCTGGACGTGCAAAGTGTGCATCTAGAGATACAATAATATTGTCGTTATTCTTTTTAGCCATTTCCAGCATAAAGTTGTTTACTGGTTTTTGTATATCACCATCTGGTGCGTATGGTGTACATTCGTGCGGTACAAAATGCCCTTTATTTTCCTTATCAGGTTTCTTCCATGACTTTGTAATCTCATGTGGAAAAATCTCAACAAAGAAATTATCTGCACCTGCAATATCACGCAGCATATGATAAGACTTCTCAGCTAGATCCTTATTTGTCCATCCAGACTTACGACGTGGTAGTATAAATCTACTTGCGATACCAACCAAACAGCTTGAGCATACTATAATATGCCCACTTGCACCTGCAACCTCTTCAAGTGTAGCTAAAGGTTTACGTTCGCCGTACTTAATAAGAGCCCTCTCTTCCATCTTAGGTGTAAGCTTGGAAAAGTATTGATAAGCCCATTCGTCTTTAAAGTGTATAGTTAAGTGAGCGTATTCATTAGCTAAAGCTTTTTCGATAGCCTTTTCTTTATCAGAAATATTATCAAACTTTTTAGTTAATTCTTGCTCTATGATAGGACGTAATTCATCCAAGAATGGAGGTATGATGTACAACTCAATACCTAATATTGGCTTAATGCCATGTTTTTTACTTTTCTCATATAACTCTAAAGAGCTATTCATATTACCATGCTCTGTGAGAGCTAAATATGGAGACCCTTGCTCGACAGCTCTTATTACCATATCTTCTACGGTAGCAGCACCATCAAGAGAATAATGAGAGTGGTTATGTGGGGATATTAATTGTTTTAATTTACTCATCCTTTGGTTGTATCACAACTTTTAAGGATTGTCTATACTTATTTATAACTTCTTGTCGTTTTTCTTTAAATTCTTCTAATGTCATAAAAAGAAGTCTGGCAGCAAACTGATCTGTAACACCATTATTTTTATTGGCTAGCAGTCTACTTAGGCTGTAATTCCACTTAGGGGAGTTAACAAATTCTGGATCTGTGGCCAGTAAGTGTTTAATTTGCTCTTTAGTGTATTTAATCTTTGCCATTTGAACCTCTAAATTGTAATACGTTACTTGTATTGGGGTAAAGTAACTCTTTCATTTTTCTGTTAAGAAGGTCCATTTGGCCCATTCTTTCTGTTAGGTAGCTATTTAAACTCTTAATAACATTAGCTTTATGGTCAGCCACCTGCTGTAGGACTTTCCTATCTTTAATCGCCTTTTTAACATAATCCATATTAACTATGCTTTCGGATTGATAGTAAAGAATAATATCATCCTGAGCCTTTATCATTTTATTAAGTGAATTAACCTGATTGATCTCATCATATATACCACTCTGTATTACAATTAACGCAGAGTGCAGCTGGTCTATACTATTTCGTAAGTATAGATACTCTGTAGAGCCAAGTACTGTACTGTCTATTTTATCTTCTTTTGGTTCTGACATGTATCACATACTAAGAATGTTAGATCTCCACCAGGTTTAGGTACTGTTACAACCTTTAAAACCCCTTTACCGCATGATTCACACATATTTACGGAAGGTTTTTGCTTTTCTAACGTCCTTACCCTTTTTGAAGGAGGTCTAATCTCCAGCTGTTTTTCCAGTTGAGCTATCGTCTGCTGCAACTGTTTAATGGTTTTATTTAGTTCTCTGTTTTTACCGCGAAGAGACTCTTCGGTAGAATCTCCACGTCTAGGTCTGGTTTTTCTGTTTTTTGACATTTTTAGCCCTATTGTTATTTTAAGTGCCATTCGCCTTCGATAGAATTGATCAACTGAACTTGACCGTTGTTGTATACTAATGCAGAGCAATGAATCCACGAACTCGGTCCTTTATTATATCCCAAACGCTTAAGACTGGTTGTCCCTACCTGTCTAGCACCTTTAAAGATGCCAGGTGTATGTGAATGTCCAACTACGCATTTAGGGTATGATTTAGCCATAGACTTAATGCTACCTTTAGCACCGTTACTAGCTTTATCTCCGTGGGCTCCTAAGTGTACTCCACCAACTGTATAATCTTCATCAACGCTCAAAAACTTCATCTTTTTATAATGCCTTGGAAGTCCGGCTATCTTGAATCCCTCTTCTAAGTAATCTTTAGATGTTCCAACAACCTCAGCAGCTAATTTACATCCTATATGGAAATTAATAGGGTCTTTAATAAAGCCACCACGCTGTAGATATCGATCAATAAAGTCATCATGATTTGATTTAACTATAACAAGCTTCTTTACTGACTTAAGATCTCCAAATCTATCAACTTCACTAGCTGTTATTTGTAACTCACCAGCAAGGCTATTAAGTCCGTTTGTGGCTAGATTAGATTTAGCTATAATATTATTATCCATATGATGAGAAATACTATTCCCATTAAATAAATCATGGAATATAACATGACTGGCAGCGGTTTGATTAATAACCTCAGTCCATGCTGTAACAGCTGTCATATCATGTTCGCCAGCGTGATAATCACCCATAACAAATGTAACATCTACCTTTTTAGATCCGACTGGAGAATATTCTACCCCTAGATCGCAAAAGTTACCCTTATTATCAGCCTGAACCTGTCTAAAGTGAAAAATATTATCATTCTTAATTTCAACTATAACTCCACCAAGTAGATGCTGAAAATCAGCTATGTAAGCTGTTCTTAAAGAATTCCCTTTTGTTGTCTTATAGTTAGGTAGTGTGATGGCACCTGTAGTCATACGTGCATGAGGCAACCTCTTTGCAGAAACAGCATCGTACTCTAATGACTGCTTAGGTGATGCAAAAATACAAGACCCTTTATTCTGTGAAAGTTCAGATAATCCAGTGATAGGATTAATCTGTTTTGCAGTCACTCTGATACCGCTAATAAAGATATTACTGTTAAGATATGTATCTTCATATACGTAATCTGTAGTCTTATGATTAATGGCATTATCAAAGTGCCACTCTGCGCCATTATCTAGATTATGTGCAGGATCATGGCTAGGAAGTATAAGTAGCATTGCTTTATTTTTCTTACAATATGTACGAATTGAACTTAAGAAACCGTCGTGTACTTTCTGTCCAGATACAGCTGTAGTAATAAAGAATCTCTTAAATTTCTTAATTTTTGTATTAAGTAGTTTAATATTGTTATCAGACAGGTAACTATCTAGATCAATAATGTTATCGAATGACTGTAGATCTCTGTCTTTAGCTGCTTCACGCAGTTTAGACATCGTACCGAAATTATTACGAACCTGATCACGACTAATACCTTTAGATTTAAGATCGCTACGTGTAGGAAACATCACACCTTCGCCTACTAATGATAAGTAGGCAGATATGATATTTTCCTGTGCGGCGTTTTTATCCTTGTTTTTCATTGGTAACCTGCTTAAGCTTGTAGATGCCGTCAATCTTAACATTCACTTCCATCTCACCAATCTTACCTTTAAGGCTAGCTCCTACCTTTTTACCGATCAACTCTAGATCTAATCCTTCATCTTTAAAATTCTCTACAGCTTTAAATGCCAACGCTGCCTCTTCACTAGAGTATACAACAATATCGCTACCTGAAGATACCGATTCGATCTTTTCAATAATTCCAGCTTTCTCGTCTTTTGCTAGTAAATCTCTGATTCGTTCTGTACGTTTTTTATTAATTTGATCTGCAACAGTCGTTCTAGATACAACTCCAAGATCATACATAGCTTGTAACTGATCGTTCATCATCCTGATTTGGATACTTAAGTCTTGAATAATAGTAGCAGAAGCTTCAAACGCTTGGGCTGCTTGGAAGTATTGAGTTGTAAGTAGCATAATCTGATCTTCCATCTCTTTAAATCTCTCTGTGTAGCTTTTTACTGTATTTTTATTTGTTTCCATTTTATTATCCTTTGTTAATTTATTGATTAAAATCTCTCATTAATATCTGTCATTCCAGTATCTGAAGAATTCGTAGCAAGTATATTTCCACCAGAAGCTTGCTGTATAAGGTTAGAAATCAAGCCAGCCATACCACCTTGAGGTAAATTACTGTCTGCTGTAGCAGTAACTGAAGATTGCGTTTGAGGTATATAGTTAGGGGCTGGAGGTATATAATTAGATCCAAGTTTCGGTTTCTGTTTAACTTGTTGCGCGGGTTTCTTAGTTTGAGTTTTAACTGTCTGTTTTACGGCCTGTTGAGACTGTCCTACAGTATTCATACCATTATTAGTTAACTGGTCAGAAGTGCTAACCTTGGCTAACTGCGGTGTATATGTCTGTTGCATTACAGCTGTCGCTACATCACGCTTAAGAACTTTAGCTGCTAATATCTTAAGAGCAGTCGTTTCGTCTGCATCAAAAGGAGATTTAACTTCCTGAACTAACGGCTTCTGTACAGATTCAGATCTAATTCCAACACAAAGCTCTAGGTTATTAAGAGCGAACTTCTTAATCTTAGCATTGATTGAATTCACTATCTCAGCCCTAGCAGATCCTGGCTGAAATACATCCTGACTAACCAATGTTTTCCACAGGTTAGCCTCTTCAATCCGTTTCATAGCTTCAGATAAAGTCTCAGCTGTGTGTTGATCTGACTCTTGCTCTTCCTGGATCTCAGATTCTAGATCATTCAAAACAGATGAGGCTCCTTGTACTACTTTTTCATCTGAAAATTCATTTGGGTCCCAACTCATAAATATCTCCTTTAATTTCCTGTAGATCCGAAACCGTTACTTCCGCGTTCAGTCTTCTCGAAAGTTTCAACCTCTTCTGTTTCCCATAATATAACAGGGCAGATTACAGCTTGTGCGATCTTATCGCCTTTATTAATTATAATACTACTATCACATTCAAATCCAGCATGGAATGCTATAACAGATATATCGCCTTGGTATCCAGAATCAACTGTACCTATAGAATTAGCAAGTCTTAACTTGCTCTTAGCAGATAGGCCAGATCGAGGTCGTACCTGTACTTCAAATCCAGCAGGGATATCAAAGGATATGCCTGTTTTTACTATTACTGTCTGACCAGGCTTTAGCTCTACAGAATCTAGAGCATATAAATCCAAGCCGCTATCTGTTGGATGAGCGCGATTGGGTATTATCGCATCAGTATGTAGTTTCTTAACCTTAAGTTTCATTTATAATACTCTTTTTCTTTTTCTTAACATCTTTAGCTGGTTTATGCACCGGACTTATTAATCCATTATCAACAAGATAATAAGTTCCATGCAGTATTGCATCTAAAATATCGTAACCTATCTTATCAGAATTTTTTGCATTGTCAAGCTCTAATTCAATAATATTTTTAGCAGATCGACTAAATGGATACTGTAAAAGCCATTCGGAGCTTTTTACCTTATCGGCTCCACCATATCCATCACCGAGAACTCCACGTCGCACTTCTGAAATACCTTGCCATTTAATGTCAGCCCAAGATTCTGCCTTAATGGCACCTATAAGCTCCTTCAGTGCTTGAGCGGAAAATCCTATTCCGAATGGTTTCTCGGATATAACAACATCAGGTTTTTCTATACCTATTAATGCAGCTACACTGTATGCCATATAATTATTTTTTTTAGTCATGCTCCACTGAGCAGGGGAATTTAAAAGAAAGTGCATTGGGATTTGAATTAGACCGTTATCTAACTCAAGTAAGGCGACTCCGAAAGAGCCGCCAGCTGGATCTAAGCATAAAAACTTACTGGGTTGCATCACGTAAAATCTCTGAAATACTTTGTCTTAGTTGTTGTTCTAAATCAAAAAGCACAGATGATATATCGGAATCGAATTTGGTTATTTGGATGAATTCTTTATATTCTAAACTATCAAACTTAACAAGGTTACCCTTATGACTCTTAATAGCTTCACTTAGATCTTCTAGTGAATAGAATATAACGTCGCCATTATAATAACCACTACTAGGGTTCGGTCTAATATACATACTTACAATACCAACAATATATCCATTCTTAGTAACAGGAGATCCTGAAAATCCAGGTCCTATATTATTAACACCAACCTGCAATCTTTTTTGTATATACGTAGGATATTTAGTAAAATATGCACATGTAATCTTATTGGCAGCTGTATTTCTTGAAGCCAATAGGCAGCTTACTAAATCTTTAGGTTGTGTATGCGATATAGTTCCATAAACCTTACCGTCTACATACATAAGATCTAGTGATCGACCTACAAATCCAGAAATCAGTACACTGTCTGTAGGCTCTGCTTTAGAGCTAGATAGCTTCAACGGAGTATAATCGTTAGATCTTTCGCTCTTCATGATGCATATATCAGACCCTTTATGCATATAATACTCTGTAATGGTGTCAAGAACTTCACATTTAGCGTCTGTTCTTGGAAGCTCAGATAGGCACTCTGAAGATATAAGATTAGCTCTTTTGGCCTTATAAAAAGTATCACATACATGGTTATTAGTTACAAGAACTTTATCTTTACCTAATACAGCAGAAAATGCTGTAGCAACAGATACAGCTCCATCTTGTCCATATACAGATATTTTAAATACGGAATCTTTTAGTTTTTTAATATCAGTACTCGCATTTGATTGAACTGCAAGTAGCAATACTAATAATAGTATTTTAATCACAGCTTGCCTCGCTCCTCTAAAGTCAAAAGGATATACTTAAGACGGCTTCTTTTTTCTTTTTTAACATCATTATATCCACCAGATAAATCCTTAACTTGCTCTTTTAAAGAGTTAAGAGTGGTGTCGTTTTCCATAGATTCTACTACATCCTCAACCTGTTTAGAAAGTTCTACAATCTTATCTCTTAAAGATTTCTCATCAGCAGCTCGTACATCGTCTACGAATGACTCTGGCAACTTCTTATTAAGCTTCTCGATTAAATCTTTACGTTTTGAATCTTCCATCATTTTATTTCTCCTGTTTATTAATTAGTATTTTGAGTCCATAGAGTATCTATATTTCGCATATTACCATATTCATCATAAGTTGTCAATACACACTCGACTGAAAATTCATCTGTCTGAGATGCTCCGTAAGTTTCGTTTAGCTTCTTTTGAAGTGTTTTGATTGGTACAATCCCTACATTAAGCTCAGAGTCTGGAGTTTCTCTTAATGCAATTGCATGCTTATTTACATATAGATTAGCTGAGTCAATATCCATAAAAGCTCTGAGGGTTTTAGTTCCATTAACAGGTGATTCTACATATACAGCACCGTAATCCTCATTCTTATGAACTGGTATATACACTTTACCGTTGGCCTCTATATACTTCCATACTCCACTCAATTCATCTCGCTGCTCGTCTGTTGTTAATTCAAATTTTGACATGATATAGTTGCCATTCCATTCTGTTTTGTTATTAAAATTTTCTTATCTATAGCTGCATTTAATTCCGAACCGTGATCTACAATTAAAACTATCTTATCATGATATTTGTTTTTAATAAACTCTAAAATAGGTTCTTTATGTACTCCATCAACCCAACCGAACTGTTCATCTAGTATTTTATAGTTTATGTCTACACCTAAACGTCTACACAGTACTGTATCTACAGCGGCATCTACAGCAATCAACAAGCTTTCTTTTTCTGAGCCAGAAAGTGTAGAGAAGGAGACCTCTTCGTTTTTATCAAATATCTTATATGTTATTGATTTGCTTACATTTCCTGTAGTTTTAGCTACATGGTCAGGTGTAAAGTACATACTAAACCTGGATATTACCGTAAGATCTTTAATGTTTTCATTAACTTCTTGGTTTATTTCTTCAAGAACAGTATCGAATATATAACCTATAAAGCCATTTCTCGACAATATCTCGCTAAGTTTTGATCTTAAAATGATCTCCGAAGTGAGTGTTTTAAGTTTTGAATCTAGTATATTCAGCTCTTTGGTGGATTCATTATATCTACCTGTTGCTGCGTCTAAATATTCGGAAATAATAGATGACTCTTTAGTTAAAGATTCTATTGTTGATGTTAGTGTAGCAATTTCATGCTTAAGTAGCTGTATGGAAGATGTCAACTTTGATTCTGTCTGCTTCTTTAGTGATGACATGGAGATATCCAGCTGTTTACGAGTTCTATCTAGCAGGTCTATAGACATTCGGTTTGACGATATTTGCGTCATCAGTGCTTTTGCTTCAAGCTCCATACTTTCTTTATTAAATCCAGCTTTGTAGGACGCTATCTTACTTTCAATCTCAGATTTGCTTGTACCCAATACAGACTCGTCTACAAGTGAGGATTCAGATTCATTTTTCGATCTAATCATGTCTTCAGTTTGTGCAAGTACAGCATTAAGCTCAGACTCAAACTGGTTTTTAATATTAGTAAATACATCCTCATTAACTGACTGTCCACATGTAGAACAGCTATTTGGCTTTAAAGATGATATCTTAAGCTTAAGTCCATCAATCTTGCCAGTCTGTGATTTTAAACTGTTGGTTATATTATATATAAGTAGCTGTTTCTTTTGGTTTTCGGTTATAGTCTTTTGTATGCTATCTAGCTCAGACTTAAGATCGCTAGGTATAGATTTTTGAGCAAAGTCAGCACTTTCTATCATAGATACTAGCTCTCTAACTCTTGAGTCCATATCATTATTAATGTCAGTTATGCCAGCAGATGCTGTTTGGTATTCGATATTTGCACTGTCCAACTGGCTCTTTAGTTTTATATATTCAGGGTTCATGCTAATCAGCATATCAATGTCAGTGCTCTCTAGATGCTGCAATGAGTGTTTTTTTGCCAACAGCTGTTCGTTATAGTTAGATAATGTTGATGTAAATTCGTGAGATGAAAACTTCCTGCTTTTTTCTAAAAGGACATCAATATCTGTCTTTAATACTGATATTTTACCAGTAAGAGCACTAAGTTTTGACGTTTGATCCATAACATCCTTATTTAAGGATGTGAGAATTGAAGAGTTATTTTCATTAAGGTTATCTATTTTAGATGTATCGAAGAATGATCCAAGAAAGTCTTTCTTTTCAGAGTCTTTCATCAACAAAAAGCCACCGAAATCTTCTTGCATCTTATGTGTAAGATGGATGTAATGTTCTGGCGAAATACCCATAAGATCTACGAACTTACTTTGGATCTCATCAGTCTTACCGTCTAGTTCAACTCCATCTACTGTGATAGTAAGTTTGCCACCTATTATGCGGTTTATATTTACTGTCTTATTATTTATAATATAATTGCCAGAAACTCGGGCTGGTAGCCCGAGAATTCTGTTTTTAATTTCTTTATTAGTTATATCTACATATTTTGAGCCTTGTGGTAATACTGTAAGTGCTCGTAACAAGGAGCTTTTACCTGATCCGTTACTTCCACCATCATCCTTATTTTCTCCGATAACAGCATAAATACCAGGACCGTCAAACGTAACAGTCTGCTCTTCAGCTATATTCAGGAATGATGATATAGTAATATCTTTAAGCTCAATCTTCATTACTCATCCTTCTTAAGGATACTATCTCTAGTGTTTAGAGTTTTTATATAAGCATCACCCTTTTCACGTGATTTTTGTACTGCATCACGTCTAAGTTCTACTTTTTTTACCATAGTACCTGTATCTATCTCTTCTACAGATGTAGTACTGATGTCAGGAAGTTCTTTCTCCATAACACCAGAACATTCACATCTTAAGAATCCAGGCATCTTGTCTTTACCACTATACAGCTTCTTAATGGAATTACCACACAGATTGCATTTATACTTTATCAACATACAATACTCCTAAAATGGTGGATCCCATTTTTCTTTTTCTGAATTTTTAATAGCTTCGTTAACAGCTGCCTCTTCTGAATGATACTTTACTGACTCTTCTTTGTCAAGATCTGAATCTCTTTGAAATACAACAATACCTGATAATCCCATTAACATCTTAGCTACAGATAAAGAGTTTTTAATAGACATAGTTACGGCTGAAGCAGAATCAACAACACCAATATCTATACCATTTCCGAACTTTAGATTAAGTGCATCATAGGTATGCCAAAAGTCTTTATCAGATAGTTTTATGTCGGGCTTTCTTCCAAAGAATTCAAGAATTTTAGTAATAACTTTCTTACTCTCTACGTTCTCTACATTGTACATAATGCCTTTATATATATCTCCGATTTCATTAGCATTATATCCACCGTTTGTCATAATGCGTACAAACGGATTCCTAAAAGCTTCAGGCATAATAGTACGGACAGAATCTGGTAAATCTTTATTCGACTCAATCTTATCAGATACATATAGCAGAGTTTTAGCGCATCCAGGCAATACTCCATATTTTAAAGCACCTTTAATGGCAGCTACAGCATCCTCAACACGATGACGCTTCTCTTTAAGTTCAGCTTCGGAACTTCCCTTAACTTTAAGTCTTGCTATTCCACCTGTTAATATAGCCAATCTCTCTTTAAGGATCTCACTGTCTAGAATACTCTCAGCATGCTTCTGTTGGGTCTCCAGCTCTTCACTTCGTGATATTACAAGGAACTCATCTGGACGCCCTAGGACCACTGATCTGTAACGATAGCACTCGAATTGATCCATAGTATCAAGTCCAAGGTCTGAAATTTCTAGTGCCTCTACTGGTTTAGAGATAGGATCGAACACGGTAGCACCAGAAAAGGCAGACAAATCTACAAGGAAGTGGTATGGACTATTGTTTTGTTGTGTCATCATAGTTTTCAGTGGTAATATATTTAAACTAGATGGATTCTTAAAGTTTACAGCTAATTGAGCAAGTACATCGTCAGAAAAGTGATGAGCAACTATAATGATATTCGGACTAAATTTTTGCCCTGTCTGGATAGCAACATCATATGCTGTTCCTATTGTTTCAATTGCACCTAAGATTGTAGACATGGAGTTAATCTTACCGTTGTACAATAGGAATCTAGGACGCTCCAATACTGTTCTGTAGTTACCCTTATCATTAATAAATTCTTCAATAAATCTGCCAGCCGTATCTTCAAATCCTCTAGCTATAGGAAATCCTTCGACTTTCTCTACTTCAAATCCACCAGTTCCTGCGGTTTCAGCAATAGTAATATTGCCGTTATAACCTACAGTATTAAATGCTTCCATTACAGCTTCAGACATTTCTTTATCGCTATTGGTAGAAATTAGTGCGACTTTTTTTAATAAATCGCTAGCGGTATCGTTTTGTACTTTTACAGAAAGAGTTGCAATCATAGGTATAATTACCGACTCAAATGCAGACTCAAGATCTCTCATAACCTTCTGAGAAGATAAGTGGGGATGTTTTTCTAGATACTCAAACCCAAGACGGATAAGGCTTTCAGCTAGGATAGTGGCCGAAGTGGTGCCATCACCAGCCTCTGAATTTGTTTTAGCAGATGCATCACGTGCAGCTTCTAAGACTGCTTGTGCGGTAGAATTAGCAAAAGACATAGAATTAAACACAGTAATACCGTCTTTAGTTGTAAAAGGGCCAAGATTTTCTTGTCTTTCAATAAGAACGATTTTACCGTTAGGTCCAAGAGTGCTACCAACTAAATCTGATGCCTTCTTGACAGTATCAAGAACTATCTTCTTGAGGTCTTTTCCATCATATGTTATTTTCTTAACAGCTGTTTTAGTTTTTGAAATCTCTCTCATTCAAATCTCCTTTAAAGATCTGATAAATATACATTAATTTAATTAAATAGTCAACCCTATATATAAAACAAATATAAGTGACATTTTTTGTCACGCATAGTATTTTAATCATACCTTTTATTAAGAAGGTGCTGGTTCTCAAAACAGTACTTTATATAAAATGTGTGTTCCCTCTCCTTAACCTCTCCCTCTAACACTCACTCTTTCTCTAACTCTATCTCTAACTCTACGTCCGTAGAAAAAATATATTTTATAAAAAAAGCTATAAATATTATATAGATATACATTAAATTGGATGTAATTAAACATCATCGAGCGTCATTAAGAGTCATTAAGTGTATCATTACCGTCATTAAGTGTAACAAAACAGTCATCGAGTGTCATTTAGTGTAGTAAGAAGATCATCGAGCGTCATCAAAGATCATTAAGTGTAGCGTATAGGGTTGACTTACATAAAAACATATGCTATATTTATCACAGAAAGGCAGGTATATGGTTAGAATTAATACAACTCCAGATGGTATATATGGACATCCTATCCTAATAACCAGGACTCCTAGTTTTAGAATTGAACCATCATGTAAGTCTGCTATCCATATTAACGATAACTATAAAGATCTTAGGTTTAAATACAATAGACTATCCAGATCTAAAAAAGATATTACCGATATAAAATCAGAAGCTTACGCTATCTCTGTTATGAATGCGATACTAACAAACGGAAGAGCTGTGTTTGCAATGACAAGAGATTCACTTAGAAGCATTATTAAGGGTGATAGAAATTTACCCAAAAGCTTAGATACTGGATTTAGCAATGACCAGTACAGACTGATATTATCAGATATTAGTTCTATATTGGATCTGGAATTAGATATACTTAAAGAAAAACGTCCATTGAAGGTAACTGTTAAGAATGCAGATATATTAGATTTACTTGATTTAGATGATTATGAAATAGAACAGCAAGATAAGCAAACTTCATCCTTTATATCTGATGACTCTGACGGAGCTGCTTCTTTATATATAAAGAACCAACCTAATTTAATATTAAATATACCGAACAAAAAAGGTGAACCTACGGTAGAAGTTAATAAAAATATAGACCTTTTAGAAGACACCTTAAGATATTCTGTAGCTAACTATTCTAGCAATAATGAAGAAATTAATAAGAAATCTATACTTACAGATGAATATTACGATGATGATGAAATACCAGTGCTATATAAAGATCCATGGGAAATACCGGAACATTTAAAAACACAAGCAACAGTACCGTTTGATATAGACACAAAAGGATATGATATATCAGTATTTGACTCTAAGTCTAAATACGAACAGGATTGGTACGAGCTGTATGATATTAATTTAGGAACAATAATGAGACCTCCTGAAAAAAGATACTTCTCTGAAAAGGAATTTTATAGCAATGAAGAGAATGTTAACTACGTTAAAGAGAGGACTTTAAAGTATATATCTGGACGTATTATACCAAAATTAAGAGATTCACTTTTTTCTGATAAATACACTAATAGCTATGAAGTTATAGAAGAGGCTATGTCTTTAACGTCTGGCGCAGGGATTGACTACAGAAAACTACTTATATCTGAGATAGATAGAAGATTTGACCCTAAAGATACAGATTATAAGTTCAGTGCCATAAGAAAAGGGTACTTACATCAAATAGAGTCTGCATATGAAAGAAATATTAAAAAACACGAGGTTGACAGTAAGGCTATTAAATCTCATAGATATAGTACTAAGGCTGCATTGATTGCTGAAGCTATTAATGATGCTAATAGGATATATAACGAATTTATTAACCCTCCACCGGATCTAGTAGAAAAAGAACGTAAACGACTAGAATTAGAGGAAAAAAACAAAAACGAACCTAAATCTGCAACTAAAGACAAGAATGGCGAGTGGGATATATATAAGCTTTTTGGAGATATTAAATAATGAGACTTATAATAGAAGCACCTACAGTTATGAGGATAGAAGATTGCAGTCGGACTGATTTTAATAGATTAAAAGAATCGCTTACATATAAAAACACCAGCGTAGCTTATCAGATTAAAATGACTAAAGAAATGGCATACAGGTATGGCGAGGTATGGGCTGCTGGAAGGTTGGAAGAGTTAGAAAAAGATCTATACGAAACATTAATATTCGCCGACGATAAAGGATATTATACCAGACCTGGACTGTTAAGGTATATACAAAAGCGTTTCGTAGATGTAACTGTAAGTAATATTATAGATTATCCAGAATTTAAACTTATACCGTGGAACAAGGAGCCTGAAAATACACCGTATCCGTACCAAACAGAAGCTGTTGAAAGAATGGTAGAGGCTAAACATGCGCATATTGAATTTAGTACAGGAATAGGAAAATCGTTTATTATCGAGCTGTTAGCAAAAAGAACAGGACTTCCAACAGTCATATCTACACCATCTAAGTCTATAGCTAAACAGATATACGAAGAGATGAAATTACATTTTGGTAAACAGAAGGTTGGTTTTTTTGGAGACGGTAAGGATGAAATAGGTAAGCACATACTTGTAGCTATCGGAAAGTCACTATCTCTAGTAAAAGAACCTGAAGAAAAGGCAAGATTTAAGAAATATCAGGTATTTATATCGGATGAGTCTCATACAACAGGAGCTGATCAGTTTGAATATTACGTGCATAATGTACTGGAACATTGTCCATACAGGTGGTTCATGTCTGGCACACAAGAAAGATCTGATGGGTCCGAATTAAAGCTATTATCCATAATAGGTCCTCAAGTTATGACTTATTCTATACAAAAAGGAATAGCCGAAGGGTACTTGGCAAAATTGTCATTTATGGTATTTAATGTACCATCACCTTCATATTACAGTTCAAATAACTTAGTTAAGATGAATCAGGAGCATTTATATAAAAATGAAAGAATAGCTCAGATAATATCATTACTGTCAGAACAGGCAGTACTCAACAATATGCCGACTCTTATTTTAATCGATGAACATATACAAGAACAGATACTTAGGTCGTATATGAAGGTAGATTTTGAGTATGCATCTGGTAAATCTGATATACACAATATATGCAATAGATTCAATTCAGGCGATATTATGTGTGTGGTAGGTACATCTGCTGCATCAACAGGAACGAACTTCAAACCTGTAAGACTTACAATTAACTGGCAAGCAAACAAATCCTCTGTAAAGGTCAAACAAGGACCTATCGGAAGATCAACACGGATTGATAAAAGAACTAACAAAAAGGATTGCAAAATAGTAGACTTTCGTGTTATAAATATAGACGCACTTAAAAGACACTCAAATGAAAGAATTAAATATTATAATGAAATTGTTAGCTCGTACACACCGCAGGAAAAAATAGAATACGTTAATTATGACGAATTAATAGGAAAAACATAAAATGGACAAAAGCTTAATCCAACTATACTTAAAAGATGTAAATGATTCGTTACTTTCTGGTGCAGATAATGATGCACATGAAATGTTAAAAGATCTTAATACTTTAGAGCTTAAGTTCATGCGCAGACTTAAAGTAGCTCCAGGTGGAAAAAAAACGTACATGGATTTTATCAGTATGATAGTTACCGAAAAAGAGAATTTAATAATGGCTCGTAAGTATTTTAGAGAAAGAGAAGATGCATTTAAAGGTAACATATACACTCATATAATGCAACGTAACCATACAGAATTAATGAAGTTTAGAGTTAATTATATGATGTGCGCATTTGTGATGAGCAAGATGGCTAAACAGGATACCAAACTGGTTGAGATATTTAACAAAATATCAAAATTACGAGAAGAGATAATAAACAAACACCTGCACTTTGCTATCCATAGGGCTAAGACATTTAATACTGGTACAAATTATAATGTTGATTTTGGAGATTTAATTCAGATAGCTAACGAAGCGTTAATCTCATCTGTAGATAAATATGTAATAGAAGAAACCTCGCCTCCATTTCGTACTGTAGTTATAGGTAAAATGACTGCCGGACTTATTCATAGTGGAGATCAGGCGTTATGTGTAACATTTGGACCACAAGCTTCAAGACGTCTATATCAGATTAAGAGGCTGTCAGAAAAGATGCCAGATATTAATATTCAAAAGATGTCTGAAGTGCTGAATGTAGCACAAGAAGAAATCTCAGCTATAATAAACGCCTCCCATGTATCAAGTCTAGATGCAGATCTAGGTGATGGCGATGGAGATTCACCTTCACAAACATTAAAAGATTACTTACCTGCACCGAATGATGCATATAATGACCCTTACGGATCAGTAGAGAAAGCTGATTTGATACAGAAGGTGTATACTAATTTTTTAAATTTAACCGTATTAGAACAGAAAATATTAAAACTTAAAGGTCTTAATTTTAGTCAGTACAAATAGGAGACAGTATGAGTATTAAAATATTAAACGATAATGTAGCAATCAAGCCATTTGTTTTTGATCACGATAAAGGACAGGGGCAGAAAATGGTTGCAGGATTCTACGGTACAGATAAACTTAGCAAGACTATAGTGTCATCAGAGATTGTGTTTGACTCTGAAGGGTTTACAACAGGACAAAAGGTGCACTTTAAAGCTGATATTTATAATTTTCCTTATGTTAAGGCAATCCTCAAGATAGAAGATAAAGAGTTCATCCTTGTGCCAAAACAGTTAGTGATTGCGGTAGGTTAAAATGTCAAAAGACTTGTTTGTTGGAGATATGCATATACAGATAAATAACTTAGATGAAAGTCGTAAGTTATTATCATACATAAAAGATATGTATATTAAGTATGAATGTAGGAATTTAGTATTCCTAGGAGATATATTCCATACACACAGTGTTGTTCGTCAGGAAGTTGCATACCTATTAGTAGAATTTCTAAAGGATTTTTATTACACCGCAGCCTCAGCTGATAAGTCTAAAGTCATCATAATTGCTGGTAATCATGATGGAATTTCTCCAACAGATGCATCAAAAAACGCACTAGACTTAATTGCGTCAGAATTTTCCACAGTAGTTTCGTCAGAAGACGGATACGTATCAAAAGACGGTTATGTATATATGCCATTTATTCATGATGGTAATGTTTTTGTAAAGAATGCCATAAACAACAAGATAACATGTGATACTATGGGCATTAGCGATCCAGTCTTGGTATGTCACCAGACTTTTGAAGGTGCTGCATACGAGTCAGGCATGCCAGTACCTCATGGGGTTAAATCCGATGATATACCGTACAGTGTCGTAATATCTGGACATATACATAAATCACAAGTGATCAAAGATAAGATTTTTTACGTAGGAACACCTAGAGCTGTAACGGCAGGAGAAGCTAATGATCCTAAATTCCTACATGTAGTATCGAGAGATACTAGCGGTACATTTAACTTTATTCAGATACCAACAAAGGATATTGTTAAGAATTATTATACATTTGAGATAGACGAATCAGACATAAGTACACATACTGTAAATATTGAAGGTATCGATCTTAATAAAGATAAGGTGACAATTAAAGTATCAGGAACACAAACATTTTATGACTCTGTTATAAAGTCGCACAGTAATCTATTAGGAGTAATAAAATTCATGCCTAAGATCAAAAGAGATATTACTAAAAAAATAAACATAGAATCTTCAGGTGATAGCATTGAGGCTTCGCTTGAAAAGTACATTAAGACTGTAGCAGATTTAGACGATTCGACAAGGAGTGATATATGGACGATAGTCAACAACGCTCTTCAGTAGGGCTTGACCAGCAATATTACCTTGCTAAGCTCTTATTAGAGAAGTACGATACATTTCATCCGTTTTTTGAAACACAGATGCAATATTACACTGTTGCATGTTGCAACATTTCTCTAGGTGGAGAAGTTAAGCTTGATGTAGGTACTAAAACTATAACTTATGACATTAAGACCGAGAAGCGATACAAGAAAGTTAAAAATAAAGTTGCTACCACAAAAAGTAGCAAGATAAGCACTGCCGCATATAAAAAAGAAATAAAAGTTGCCAAGATTAACCTGAAAGAGTGGACACAAAGGCTTTTGTGGGGTAACGGAACCACAGTTAGGATTTACATAGATGGACAAGAATGCACCTAGCACATTAAATGACATCTCCGACCTTGTTGATTTTTCACAAAAGGAGATAGATATTTTAAATGCAATTAAAGAGTCTGGAGCTAAACCAGTAGCTGCGTCACTACAGCAGTCTTTATATAATCTCTTTTTAGAGGGATATAGTTGCTCTGAAATCTCAAAGCAAGGTAAGGGATTATCGGAAGGTGATATCTTATATTTAAGATGGAAACATAAATGGGATCAAACTCGTAGAGATTATATGAGTGATTTACAGAACCAGATTCAAGGTAAGCTTATAAAATCAAAGATGGAGGCTGTAGAGTTTTTAACAAATCAAATGTCAGCAATCCATAAGAGTAATAGAGATCAGACACTGAAATACATAATGACTGGAAACCCAGACGATATGCCAAAAGAGTTAGGCAAACTTGGTGGATATAGACAAATAGTTGAATTATTACAGACAGTTACTGGTGAAGATAAAGTACAGAAGGTTAAGATAGACCAGAAGACAGAATCTACAATAAAAATATCTTCTAATGAAGAAAAAGACATAATGATAGTAAATGAAATACTAAAGCCAAGTAATGCAGCAAAAATGATTAAGATGCATTTAAAGGATAAAAAGTGATAGACACACAACGTGCCGGATTATTAATCCCTTGTGAATCCAAGGACCACCTTGCAGACTGGTTAAATCTATATTTAGATTTTCACGTCTTCGATACACAAGTCAGTAGATTTGCTACATCATCACCTCTTGATGCATTATGGGAAGCTTATGATTTTATGATGAGACCTGACTCAAGGAAACCCAAGACGTTCCTTTTTGCATCTGCACGTTCAACACAAAAGACTATTACATTGGCAGCATTTGATATACTCCAGGTACTGCACGGTAAACGTAACCTGGTACATTTTGCGGGATCTAAAGATCAGGTTGACTCTGGATATAGTTATATTAAAGCCTTTGCTAGTATGCCATATATACGAGATTTGATTGATGGAGACATAACTCAAACAGGAACAGATTTCTATATACCAGAATCAGACAATGAACTTTGGCTTAATGGGTCTACATGTAAGGAACTTAAAGAGAAGTGTCCAGACGAATTACGTAAGGTTGAGATTTTAGTTAGACCTATTACACCATATACGGTACAAGGTTTACATATGTCAACAACTGTTGATGAGATTCATACACTTAAGGGTGAGAAGGCAGCTGCATATAAAGATATACGTAAGATACCTATTGCCAGCTGGGACGGAAAACCATGGATACGCTTAGGTATTTCATCAAGAAAAAGCCCTAATTCTATAGTTGAACATGAGATCGAAAATAAGGATAAAACAGGTCTTATTGTTAGACAATGGACAGTTTTTGAAGGAGTAGAACAGTGTCCTGCTGACCGTCACGGCAATGAATTTATACACGATAGATATATAAATGTATATAACGGTGTTGAACTAACAGAGGATCAGTTTGGTTTGTATGATAAAAAGGATAAGGATAAGTTTGAAAAGGCCACATTAAGCACAGGCTGCCTAACCTGTCCATTACGAACAGTATGTTTAGGTGATCTAAGTAAACATAAAGAAGTAAATAAACATCATCAGTCTATTGAGGCTGCTATAACAGATTTCGTATCTGATGGAGATAGATCATGGTACATAGCTCAATGTTTATCGCTACAGCCATCCAGAGAAGGTCTAGTGTTCTCACGATTCGACACTGCAACATTTGAAAAGACTCCTAGGGAAGTTTATAATATATTTACTGGTACGGATCCAGGTCGAGACATATCAGAACAGGAGATTATATCTGTTATGGTTAAGGCTGGCGTAAAGAGGTATGCTGGTCTAGATCACGGATTCACAGACCCTATGGCTATAGCATCTATATACGAGGATTCGGTAGGTCGAGTTTATATTATGAGCGTTATATCTTTAACAGGATTAGAACCTAACCAAGTAGTTGATCAAGTAAGGCTTATGGTAGAGAAGTATCAAGTTACACACTTATATCCAGACACGGCACAACCATCCATTAATGAGCTTATAAGAAAAGCCAGGATTATACTTGTTGTTGATGACTTTGATAAAAAAGACGGTATTGCCAATGGTATAACACTTATCAGATCAAAAATAACTCCATCTGGTGGCGGCGAAACAATGATGGTAGGACTTAAGGGTAACTGTAACCCGTTGGTTTACGAAATGGAACGATATCACTATATGACTGATACTTCAGGAAAGATACTAGATGAACCTGAAGATTTATATAACCACACAGTGGACGCTTTGAGGTATGCTGCTATCAACAGATGGAATAAAGGCAGTCGCGTTATGGGTACAAGTTATGAACCGAAAACACAGGAAACCCATAAAGAGTATGCTGAAAACATACAAAACCAGTCTTCAACATGGCTTGCAGATAAAATTAATGATGCATCTAACGGCGAAGCTGTATTTATTAAAAAAAGTAAAAATAAAGGCAATATGTGGGATATTTAAGTCTTGACATTTGCTAATATATAGTGTATAGTTCATAAATCCAAGCTGTAAAAGTATTGAATTCCTCCATATCTTCAATAGCTTAGGTTATAAACTTAATATTGGATTGTTATAGTTTATTTAAAATATTTGTAATAATTACAAAGGATAAAAATGGCACAATTAAACCTTCAAATCAATGCTCTTTCTTTTTTCGACAATACATCATCTAATAATCCGTACCTAAGAGCTTTCGATTTTACATTAAAGCTTGCTGGATTAGATGCAAAAAATCCAGATCAAAGACCTTACTCTGTAGCACCCCAGTCAACTCAAGTAGTTTATGATGGAACAAGAACTGTTTCTATAGATGGAACCACAGAGTTTGATATAACTAAGCCTTATTTGGATAAGGATGTTTATCGATTTGCATGGAACAGTACTGGAACAGCTCCAGCATTCAGATCAGCTAGATCTACGACAATTACAACATCAAGTGAGTTTTCTATTACAACTAACGGACCTATCTCGGTTATGACATCTACATCTGGACCATTCAGTACGGCAGCTATACAAGTAGGAGATATTGTAAATATTCTTACTGGTGCAGGACCTTCAAATGCTAATCAGGGTAAATTCACAGTTATAGCAAAGACAGCTAGCTCTATATCTTACCAAAACCTTAACTCTGTAGCTGAGACATTCACAGTACTCGACACAAGCCTTTTGTTGGTATACAGCCACGGTGGATCATCTAATCAAATTCAAATTGGAGATACGGTAAAAATATCTTCCGGCTTCTCAATTGCTACCTATGGAAACTACGAAGTATCTGAAGTAACTCCAGAGTGGTTTGAGGTGTTGGTAGGATCTCCATCGGGTATACCACTCGAGACCGATATTGTACCTACAGCTTCAGGTTTGGTATTCTACAAGGAAGCCAAGAAATTTGTTCTAATTGCAGCTCAACAGTCAGTTTCAGTAAGATTTAATGACGATACTTCTGATAACACTATAGTTGACCCTGTAGAGCCAGGAAACGCAGAAAAGTCAGGAATCTTATTAAAAAATGGATCTTTCTATAAATTGGTAATCTCAAACACAGGACTTTCTACAGCAAATATTATCATAGCGACAGTAGGTTAATATGTCAAAGAAAAAAGATTTACAACCAGCACTAAATGATGTTCAGCCTAATGATCCTAGACTTAGTAAAATTACATTTGGATCAATGGATTCTACTCTAACCAGCCAGGATCCAATTGCTCAAATATTCACAGAATTAAAAAAATCTCAAGATATAAAGGCCATTAAGTTAAGCTTTAGTGATGATCCAATTAGATCTGCTGACTTCTCTAATATATACAGAAAACGTGCCACTATGATCCCTAACCTCTTACTTAAAAGAGTAAGAGATACAGAAGAGCTTATCGGTGGAGTTATATTACCATTAAAGGCTAACCAGGTTTCTCTGTTTGGTAGACCAAGACCAAACCGTTTTGATATCGGATTCTCTATAGATATTAAACCTGAAATTTATGAAAAATACAAAGATGAAGAAATCGAAAAAATCAAAGCTGAGATTGTACCTAATTTAAGAGAAATCTTATTGAATTGCGGTAAGAATAATGGACTTAGAGACAGAGATAAAACTACATTTTCACAATTTCTTAAGCAAATTGTTGAGGATGTTTATACTTTCGGTTGGTGGTCAGCCGAAGTAAGACGTGATTCTTTTAATAATTTCCATAGCTTTAGAGCTGTAGATGCTGGGACAATATACTATGCCACTCCTGGTAAAGAAAAAACTCAAGAGGCTGAAAATATACGTAAACAAGCAAAGGCTATTTTATCTAAACTAGAAGGACATAAGATCCCTATTGATAGATTTTCAGAGGGTGATTATACTTGGGTTCAAGCTATTGAAGACCAGCCTTATCAGGTTTTTACAGATGATCAGTTGTTAGTATGGAGTCTTAATCCATCTACAGATGTATTACGCGCAGGATATCCTAATACAGTAATCGAGCGTATCATTAACTCCATCACTACTCATATCAACTTAACTACACACAATAAGATGTTTTTTCTTAATGGAAGAGCTTCTAAGTCTGTTATGGTATTTAAGTCTAACAACTTAGACGATACAGACATTATTGCTATCAGACAACAAATGACTAGCCATATTAATAGTTCTAATGCTGCATGGAGAATGCCTGTATTTGGTATATCACCTACAGATGAAATCGAAGTTAAACCTTTAGATGGCGGCGGTAGAGATATGGAATTCCAATATCTAGCCGACCTAAATAAGCGAATGATCATGGCCGCATTCCAAGTGAGCCCTGATGAGATTGCTGCATTAAGTTATTTAAGCCGTGGTACAAATAGCCAGAGCTTATCTGAATCTAATAATGAGTATAAGTTACTTAAGAGTCAGGAATCAGGCTTTAGACCTTTATTGTCTGCCATTGAGGATTTTCTTAATGAGAGATTACTACCTAAGATTAATTTAGACTGGTCTAAGATGATTAGGATTAATCTTGCAGGAGTTGATGCAGACAGTCCTGAAAAAGAGGCAACATTATTAAGTCAAGCTTCGTCATTATATTATACATTTAATGATATTATGGATAAGGTTGAAAAGAAACGTATACCACTTGGTGGCGACTTTCCAATGAATGCAGCCTATATGCAAATAATGGAAAAATATTTCACAATGGGTGAAATACTTGAAACATTCCAGCCAGATAGATACAAGAACGCATCTCAGAATCCTGATATGCAGTATTATATCAATAACCCTGCATGGTTCCAATTTAAACAAATGCAAATGCAAGAACAACAAATGAAGCAACAAGCTCAGATGGCAAACGGGCAGCAGCTTGCTGCCCCAGGTCAGGAACAGCAAGGTCAACCTCAAGATTCTTCACAAGATCAAGATCAAGACCTTGACTCAGCAGTAGGCCAACTATCTGAATTAATAAGTAAATCAAGCCTTGCAAAATCGGACGGATCATTATATAACAAAAAAGAACTTGCTAAGAAACATAAAAAGATGAAAGATAAGATTCTTGGTGATTTCGAGAAGCAGTCTAAGAATATGATTGAGGAGATAGTATTTGCTATAGAAGGCAAAAAGAATAAAGAGTAATACATGTTTACAAAAGCATTTCAAAGAATCATAGAAGAGATTATAGGTAAGACATTCAATAGTCTTAGGTTTAATCTATTAGGCCCAGACAGAGTGGCAAAAGCTTTTGTATTTAGTATGATGGGTAGCAAGTATAACCCAAACACTACTCTGTCTTCTGTATATCTACATGCTAACGCACAGAACTCAACAGATCCAAGATCCATAGATAAAAGTACAATTAATCAACTTCTAGATATATCAGAAGATTATATCGATACGTTAGAAACAAAAAGCAAGTCTGATATTAATAGAATTATCACACAACACATGTCAGACATAGAGCAAAAAGCTAAGATGTTAAACATGTCGCCAAGAGATGTACTTCTTAGTGATGAAGGGTCTGATATTGTAAAAACAATGAAGGCCGATTTAAAAGACATCAAAGAAAAGATTGACAAATCGGTAGACCTGCTCGCAGATCATCAAAGGTATAATGCTCAGAATTTCGGTGCAATGGACGGCATACTAACAGCTGCCAGATCTATAGGTATAGATGACCCTACAGTTATGAAGATAGGCGTTGTGGATGAAAAACTTAGCGAGATGTGTACACACCTATGGCATACACCAGGCAATATCAATAAACCTAAAGTATATAGAATGTCGGAGCTTAAAGGTGGCGAAGGTAATCCTAAAAAGGGAATGTGGGAGGCCACAATCGGACTTAGCCATATTAACTGTTTTACAGAAGGAAAAACCCCAGTCCTTACTAGTACTGGATGGCAACCGTTGAAAAATATAAAAATGGGAGATCTTGTACTTACACATAACGGACATTTTAAAAAGGTTGTAGATCTAATAAATGAACCATATAGGTACAAAAAAACATACAAAATTAATTATACATATAACGGAGAAGATTATAATATAAGAATTACTCCAGACCATAAGATGCTTACCGATAAAGGGTGGATCGAAGCCCAACATCTTACTAATGACCATAATTTAGTATCACTAGTTGATCCGTGTATTATTTGCGGATCTCAAACAGAAACAAAAAGTAATCACAAGTTTGGACAGAAGCTTACCTGCTCGTCAGAATGCTATAGCAAGTATATGCAAGATAGAGTGACAGGCTACCATAACGACATGTCCGAAATAGATAAAATCAAAAGAGGGTCGAATATATCATCAGCTATACGTGATGGTTTCAGTGACGGTACTCGAACTTCCGTATTCTCGAATCCAGAGTATTGGACTCCAGACAGGAGAAAGAAGACGGCAGACTCTATTATATCACGCATGCCTCAAATGTTAATATCTTCAGCGTCTACACGCGTATCCAAAGAGCAACGTATCGTGTACGGATGGATACTTAATGAGTTCCCTAAAGAAAACGTAGTCTTAGAGCATAACGTTGATAGATATGCAATCGATATTGCATTTCCAGATCATAAGATAGGTATAGAGATAGACGGTAAGTATCACGAAAACGAACGGATAATTAAAGATAAGGCAAGAGACAGTAGGCTGAATGATTTAGGGTGGACAATTATACGATTCGGAAAGAATACAGGCAGAACTGTAAATAAGAATAATATAATTCAGAACATAAAGACACTTCTGTACAACCATAATGGTCTATACAGGTTCCAGCTTGCTAAGATAAACTATATAAAGAAGACCGAAACCGGAAAGTATGGCAGGGTATTTTGCATTGGAGTAGAGGATGACGCTTCATTCGTTTCTAGAGGTGTTGTAAGTCATAACTGTAGACACGTATTAGTGCCAATCATGCCTGGATTCGGACTTGATGAATCTGGTAGTATAATATATAAAGGTAAAGATCCTGAGACAGGAGAGCCTTGGGATGAATATAAAAAACAAAGAGGATAATATTACCTCAATATTAATACATAACGTTTAAGTATTTACATCTTTCTCTACCTGATACGAAAGATTATCTTTAAGTCTAACCCTTAATTGTGTACTTAGTTTACCTAAAAACTGGCTTATTAATTGGCTGTATACACCGTTTGACAGCTTTCTTTCTGCAATACTATTAAAATACTTACCATCTAATATACCAGATAACGAGTAATCCAATTTAGTCCATAACTCACTTGATAATTTAGATTTTAAATCTTTATCAGTGCTTCTCATTTGTCACCATTACGCTTATGTAGATCTGTCGCTAGTTTTACGTCTAATATACCTAATTGATCTCTTAATTTACGATGTACCTTATCCATTAAGTATATTTTTAATTTAGGAGATACTTTGTCTCCTAAATAGTTATCTAAACTATTACTTAGGTGAGACCATAGCAGATTTGATACCTTGACCATTCGCACTCCTTATATCTTCTATTAATCTCTCTCTTAATTGTACCTCTAGCTCCATCTCTGACTGATTATCTAATGTACCCCATAATTGTGTCCATATGAGGCTATGAGGTCTATACGTTATATCGTCTGACAGTGAAAGACCTTCTAAACCTGTAATTAATAAATCACCTAAACTATCAAGCTTACCGCGTAATCCACCCATTAAGGCAACTCCTTAAGATTAGGTAATGCCAAAAACTCAAGTCTATATTCGTAAAACCCAATAGACATCTTATCTGCCATCTCTACAACAGACATAATATCATCTATAGACATAATGCTAGATAGCATATCTACAGCCTCCTGGTCACCAGCAAAAATATAACGCAATAAAGATATTTGTGTTTGTGTTAGTTTCATGTAGACCTCCATATATAAGCTACCAGGATTATACACATAAGTCAAGTGTAAATATTACAATACAACCGATATAAAAATAAGCCCTTAAAATATAATAATACATTATATATATCAATAACTTAAGCCAAAAACTTAATTTCTGTACAATGGAATCCCTTAAGAAGAATATTACAGTAGCCGCTGTACTTAGTGCAGAAACACCAGATACTACTAATGAGATACTGTCTGTTAGTGGTGCTGACATATCTGCACTAAAGCTAGGAACGTCACCGTTAAATACGGAGCACATAAACCCAGAAGATATTGAAAAAACTGGCGATAAGGACTTTAAGGGGTTTAATACCGTAATAGGTAGAATAGTTACAGCTAAAAAGATTTTTAGCGAAAAAGACTGTGAAAACCAATATGAGTTGGATGCCTGGAGTGACCTACAGGTGCCATTAATATTCGGATATATTCAGTTTTTTGACGGAGATGACGCTCACGATAACGCTAAGGCGGCCTCATCTCTAATACGAATGGCTCATAAGAACGAATTTGAGCATATGATAGGATTTAGCGTAGAAGGTCAGATACTTAAAAGAGAAGGCAACAGGCTTGCAGAAACGGTTATTAAAAAGGTAGCCGCAACAGCAAAGCCAGCCAATAAAGCAGCAACTATTAAAGGAATTGTACAAGATAGCAAATCATCAAGCAGCGACGCCATGTTTAAGGCTGAACAGGATGATACAAGTATTTTGCACAAATCTATTATAAGTAAGCATACACATGTAGTACAAGATGACTTCGGTCTATCAAATGCTCTGTTTAAGCTTAGAAAGACACTCGATGCTGGATCTACAGCAGCAGCTCCATCCTCGCTTTCGGGCGGGTCAGCACTTCAAACAGAAGGACACCTAGCAAAGCTAGAAAGACGTGTAGGTAAAAAACCGATCAGTCGTGACCTTCTTAAGAAGTTACTTGGAGATGCTACCAATGAACAGCTAGAGAAAGTCTACAGTCACCTAAAACTACTTAGGTTTAAAAAGCACACTGAAGAGTGCGAAGATGCATATCGACAGTTAAAAAAATAATAGGATCTATACATGAACAATAAGTTAAGTAAATTATTGAAAACCTTTGCTTTGCTTAAAGTTCTGTCTAAAGCTAAAAATACTCCTATCGACATGACAGCCGAAGAGGCCGTTAATGAACACGAAAATCTAGTCAATGTGCTGGAGTCTCCAAGCCATAAAGATGATATCGTAGAAGCTAAAAAGCAAAAAAAAGAATTAAAAGAATATAAAGAACGGCTAGAGAAAACAAAATCTCCATCTAAACACATACCACTACACAGATTAAAGCAGATACAAAGAGATAACCATATTGGTGAAGGTGGAAACGAGTATGACGCTGGCGAAGTAAAAGATGCCATCAACGAAAGAAGTCATGCTATTGCACAAAGACAAGTTAAAGATGCTGATCGTAATGACAGATTAGGTCCAGATCACGATAAGCAAGACCATTCCGACTTACTATCCTATTTAAGTAATAATCCAATAAAGAAAAGTAACGTAGATATATACCTAGAAAAATCACTCACAGATGATTACGGTCTGTCTGATCTAATAAAGGCAGACAATAGACCTACCCATCCAGGTCAACAACATCCACTAGACCCTAACCAGCATGCTGGAGTTATGAGTAATGGCATAGTTGGGTGGAAGTATACACCTCAAGCTACAAGGCGTTATCTCAGCGATATATGGGAAGGTAAGAATGATATTATATCTAAATACCCTAATCATAAAGAAGCTGTAAGTAAGCTATACGATTCAGTATTATCTCATCCTGATACACATTTCATCCCAACGCAGTCAGATGTAAGATCACCAGTCCACGATATGAGAGCAAGGCACCTCAGACAGTTGACAATGTATCCTGATTCTGCTAATATTATACCTAAAGATGATGGTAATATTGTTTTTGCCACACACAGGCACTCGAAACAGAAACCAGAATTTACTTCATACTGGACCTTTAATAAAGATAAGGGAGTGATAGGCTATGAAGAAAAAGATGGACACCAAATTCTTAACGCAAAAGTACCTACTATACAAAGCAGTCCTGACATTAAAACTGAACAAGCGGCAGTTAGAAGAGTATCTCCAGGGGTTGTTGTTAGACAAAAAGACAGGGTTTCCAAGTCCGAAAACTACACGGAAGCAGATGATAGCATGGATAATAATAAATCCAGAAGGATTATTCCAAACAAGGGAGAGATGGTCCGTGATGATGTACCGGATGAAGAGAGTCGGAATAATCTATTATTACAAAACCTATATAAGTCTGAAATGAAAAGATTCTTAGATAATTCTGACTTTTTTAATACATGGAAAAAATCTTATAAGCTTTATAAGGCAGACGAACAATCAAATACACTGTATCATTATGGTAGAACACCAGGATTAAAACAGATAGATCCTAAATTCATGGGTACAGGAACTAAGGGCGACTTCAACCGAAAGTTCGATCCATCAAAAATTCCAGACTATCCACATTCAATTTTTGCTTATAAGGTTGACGAACCTGAAGATATAGTTAAACAAGGTGCAGCTTCTAAGTACAAGTTAGACTTAACTCCAGACCAAGAGTTATATGACATATCTAAAGATCCAGAAAATTTAGTATCTGGAGCTGTTAAAGAAAATAATGGCATATGGAATATAGAGAATGTATTTAATAAGATTAAAGGTGCTGGATACTACGGTGCTCATGTTTCAGATAAAGACGCTCATCCTGTAATAAGAAATACGGTACATCTTTTCTACCCTCATAATGTATCGTCTGAAGAGGGGTTAAGATAATGGATTTCAATAAAAGACATTTAATATTTTCAGTAGAAAACCCAATGCATCAAGCTAAGGTTAAAGCTCCTACACACGATGAGGCTATATCATGGCTAAGGCAGCAAGGAGAAGATGCCCATAGTGCCGTCGGTCATTATGATGGTAACCCAGAACGCAGTATAATCGTAAATAATCCTAAGAATATTAAAGGTATAGAGCAACTTGCTGAGGATATAGGTCAAGACAGTATACTTCATTCGCATAATGGTAATCACGAACTTAAGTACCTTAATGGGCAAAATAAAGGTAAGGTAGTTAAAGGTTCTGGTACTAAAATTCATTCTAGTGCTCCACCAGATATGTTCACTACAATTAACGACCATATGGGCGATCCTGTACATTTCACTCACAATTTAGATTTTGGAAAAATAGAAAACCCATCGCTTAGCAAATCAGAAGATCTACTTAAGGCACCTCTTAGATATACAGATTACGATCCTTATATAGCAGAGGAGCAAGGTCTTCCAGATTTCATGAACCATGAACATTATAAACATATAAAGTCCGTAGAGTTACCTAACGGACTTGAATACAGAAAATTTAAACATAAACTCTACGATCATAATAGTAAAATGGCTCATGCCATATATGACCCAAAAAACGAACACGAACCTATGGCATATATGGAAACAGAAATAGAAGATCCTGAAGTTAACAAAAAGGCATCTCCCAGTGTATCATGGTCTGAGGTTTCACCTGATCATAAAGGTAAAGGGTTGGGTAGACAGTTATATTTAGCGACACTAGCATTCGGAACAAACAAGTTACAATCAGACACTAGAATATCGCCAGATGCACATAAAATGTGGCAATCATTTAAGACATATCCTGGACTTAGCGGTAAAATATCAAAATACCCAACAGACGAAGAGATGGGACAGTTCTCCACAGATCCTAAATTTGCCAGACAAGCAGAAGAGCCTCATCATGTTTTTGTTTCAGATAAGAGTAAGCTTGATTTTAATAAAATGTTCCCAAGCATTACAAAACTTCCAATACAAAAATTAGCTGCATCCGAACAGTCAGATGATGAATTTCTTTTTAAGTCTGTTGATGATAAAACCTGGAAGCAGGTGTCTGAATACCATAATAAAGCGGTAGTTAAGGGTAACGATGTAGTTGACAGTACTGGTCATATAAATTACTTCAATAAAAAACATTCTGATTATAATTCAGCATTAGAACATAAAGATAATATGACAAGGGTTGGTAATCCAGGCAACGCCGTATCTCCAAAAATGCTACACAATGTAAACGGTCAGGTTTATATGGCAAAACCATACCATACTCCAAATGAAAGATGGGCCGCCAAGATGGCAAAACATCCAATTAGAGGATGGGCATCTCTAACTACAAATAGGTTGTTTAATGCCGCAGGAATGAAACAAAATACAGAGGATATATCTGCACATATACATAATGGAGTACCTATAGTTGTACATAAATTTAACACACAAGCGCAAGATACAGACCAAAATCCTCCGCTTAATATGAAAGATCATGCTAAATTAGGAATAATAGACTTCCTGTCTAACAACCAAGATAGACATGCATCTAATTTAATGCATGTACACGGAATGCCGTTTGCTATAGATCACGACAGGAACTTCCAATACTTTGAAGCTAAACCTGGATTTAATCATATGATAAACCCAGAAAATTCATATCAACATCAGCCAGCGTATGGTCGTAATATTAAAAAGAATTTCGATATGTTTGCTGACGATTTAACCGACTGGTGGAATAATCACGGCGAAAATATCAAGAATGAAATGAAAAGAAATCTTGAGTTCATTAAGGATCCTGCGGTAAAGCAACATATCGGAGATAACTTCAAGAATAGATGGGAATGGCTGGATGACAGATTTCGTAATGATCCGTATCAAGTATTCAATTCTGATGGGTACGGAGCAGATATAGTGACATACAAAAAACCTAAGAAAATCAAGGGTTAATAAGGGTATTGATTTTATATCGCACATGTGATATAGTAATAAAAAAGGAAGAAAATGATCCAATTAGTGGTACATAATAATATTAATAACAACAAGAAAGTCTTTACTATAGAGAAGATGTATGACTTTGCTGAAATGAGTAAGGTGTACGGACCTGTTATTAATAGTATCATTGGTCAGTTCAGATCGGTACGTCCTGCATGTGATGCGATTGCAGAATACCTTTCTAATGGACACCTAGATGTTGAAGTTTTAGATCCAGAAGATAATGAAGAAATATATGACCCAAATGTTGATATATCAGAAAAGCACCCTACAGATGCAAAGTCGGTAATAGACCTTAAGGATATGCTTGAGACATACGATAAATCGCAGTATGTCGATATACACGAAAGACATGTACTAGATGGAGCATCACATAGAGATGGAAGTACTCCTTTTGTAAAATCTGAGAGCCTACAAAAAGATCGCGGCAGAATTACTTTCCCTGCCGATCCTAAAATTACGAACAGACCGGACCAAGAAGTAAAACCTACATCCCTAACCTCGCAAAAATATGCTGAAAAAAGAATACAGCCAGATGCTAAAGGGCAGAGGAATATATCCTCTGTGTTTAGTAATGAAGCTGGTGGCTTACATGTAAACACTAACCCTCCATTATCATTAGACAATAATATCAATGTTAACACTAAGGAGCATGAGGGATTCCACGCATTAACAGACCTGATCTCTAGAAAACATGGAGAAGTTAAAGCTGGTCATTTTGTTAACCACCTAGTATCTAAAATTGACCCTATGATTCACGATATGGTACATGAATCTTTAATGAATACACCTGGATATAAAGAAAAACATAACCACTCAGATCCGTCTGAAAGAAGAGGTTTCCAGGAAGAGAAGCTTGCGTTTTTGAGAGATTTCGTATCTAATACAGATTCTAGACACAACATGAAGAGTTTCTTTGAGGGTAACCCAGATATGGGTAATTTTAATGATTTTGATGCAGCAGCTAAGAAGAGTTGGAGAGATGTTCTAGAGGCATCTTCTAAATATAAAATTCCAGGTACTTTAACTTAAGAGATAATATGACACATAATGAACGAGAAAAGCATATATTTAATCTAATTGATGATGGTAATTGGGACTCTGCTATCGAGCATGCTAAGGCTATACCTACACACCATGATATATGGCAGAGGTTGCCGACTGCAACAGAAAGCGGAATGCCAGATCATGCTATCAATAAAGTTATCGACCACCTAGATGATAATAATATAAATTCAAGCGGTTTTATGTTCGAGCTTACACATAATCTTCAGGGGCATAATCAAGCACCTGCATTACAACGTATAGCAAAATATATAAACGATAAGCAAGATGGATCTTATACAGAGATGAATAACGTCCTTAAGCATCCAAATTTTAAACATACAGATGATGACGAAAAACTTAAAGCTCCTGGCGAGTTTTGGAAATCATACGAGAGAAGAGTAGAGCCGCATCATTTTGCCGCCATTAAATCACTATACTCTGGTAAACCAGAAAAGATTTCTCATAGAAATAAAGAAGGATCTTCTGATGGATTTTACATAGCAGACAGTTATATTTACGATTTAACTCCAGCAGCAGCCGTACATTCGTTTGATAAACCTAAAATGTATGGTGGAGCGTATGTGGCTAAGATGGATCATATAATGCCACACTTGAGAGACTATGCATCTAAAATGCAAGATAAGGTCATGAAAGACGATAATATCCACAAGAGGTATCTTAACGGTAAGGCATACATAAAAGTACATAGAGGTATCGGAGGACAGTACTCTAAAGAAATTAGAGACGCTGCCGGATACCACCCAGCCACACAGGAATATGACCATAAAAGTCTAACTGTTCCTGTAGCTCCATTTTCATCATGGACTACAGACCCAGAAATGGCAGACAGGTTTGCTACAGGCAGAGGGCATACATTAGATATGCCAGATCACGGTACTGTTATATCAAAATGGATGCCAGTAAGTGATATATTACATTCAGGCAATCATACCGTAGTACCTGGTCAAACAGGCGTTCATCCTACAGAACAGGAAATCGTGTTTGGCCATCCAACAGGAAAAATGAAAGTACACACTAAAGAATTGAAATTTGAAAATAAAATGCAAAACGGCGACGCATTTAAGTCTGGTATTAAACGAGATAAAATGCAAAAAAATATTAAGGATGCAGGACTAGCTTTAGCAACAGCAACAGCCATGATGGGCGTACCACAACAACTATCAACATCTGACAATGTATTAGATAACGATATGATACAATATCACAAAACACAAGAGAAACCTACAGTTAAACCTCTTTATGGTTTAAAGTATATAGAGATGATTGAGTCTTCTGGCGGTAAGAACTTAAAGCACCCAGAAGTTAAATCTGGATTAAACGCCAATACTTCTGCTATAGGTAAGTACGCTATTATGCCATTACAGGCCATAGAGATAGCAAAAAAAGATAAAGCCATAGCTGAAAAATACCCACAACTTCTATCTTATGATCATGTTAAAGATCAAGATAAAATTAAAAACAGTATAACATCTAATCCAGAACTAGAGACAGAACTTGCAAACTCACACTGGAAGAGACTGTATGACAGATTTAACGGAAATGAGTCTAAGATGGCTCATGCATGGTTTAATGGAATTTCTGGGACAACAAAAAAGAAATATGATGAAATAGCTGAACATACTTATGTAAAAAAATACCATAAGTATAAAAAACTAATGCAGCTAGAAAGAAAACCAGCCAATCTAAAAAAGAGTGAGCACGATGTACCAGAAGAAATTAGATCTATAACTAAGTTTGTTTATAATGGAAGCTCAGACAATAAGAGCTTATCTGAAGTTAAAGAGATAAACGATCTTATACAGATGAGAGCTTTCCATGCATTAGAAAACGAAGGTCAGTTTACATCTAGTAGTTTTGTGTTAGGGAACCTACACAGCCAGTCATGGCTTATGAAAGTTGAATCAGGAAGTAGACCAGCCATTATGTCTGCTAAAACAGGGTTACAGTCTATCAAAGAAGTTGCTTTTTATGATATAGCAGATAGAGTTTTTAATCTTAAAGGTATAGTACCAGAAGCATTACTCGGAGAAGTAGATATTAAGGGAACATTAACACCAACGGCAGCTATAAAACTTCTACCTAAAGAGTTTAAACTGTCGGTAGATATGGAAAATGAGATCCCAGGCAATATGTTCAGAGTTTTAGAGAAGTATAGAAAAGCTGGAGTGTTGCATAAAATGGCAGCACTATTATATATCCTAGGTGATGGAGACTCCCATGGTAAGAATACTATGACAGATGGAGAGACATTAAGATTAATCGACCATGGAAGTTCGTTTGCCGATGAGAAATTTGACCCATCTACAGACAATAATATATTTATACCATATATACTTAGGGTTGGACGAATTAAAGATCATATGGAAAAAGAAGAAAAGCTAGAAAATATGCCAAAAATTGACAGTTTAGATGTAAAAAAAGACGTAAAAGCATGGCTTTTGTCTATAAATTCCGACATGTTAGAGGATAAACTTAATAATTACGACATTGATCCTTCTGCTGTTATGGGTAGATTGAAAAAATTACAATCTTTAGTTGTAAACACAGAAGAGATAGATAATACTATTAATGGAGTATGGTTATAAATGGAACAAAAAGACGTAAAAACAATAGAATTAGTAGGTAAAACACAGGACGGTGACGAAGTATATCATGTAGTTTCCAAAGGTGGATTACATAAAATGCTTAAAAAGACTAAACGTGGCGACTTTAATACGCTAGGCCAGGGTAACCATAGAGCTGTAGCGCGTGTTCTTGCTAATCAATTAGAGAAGAATATTGGATGGTTCCCATCTCTTTTTAAGTCTGACGATATGTCTTTTATTAAACAGTTTGAACTAGATAATAAGATTATACCTGACAGTACACCATCAAATCATATATCTCAAGCAGTATGGAATGCAAATGCCTCTAAGGTTGATGATCCAATGCTTAAGCTATATTATACAAGCAAATCATTATCTCACTTTCAAGCAGCTGGATTAGACATGAGTAACTCGCTTATTAAGCTTAATGATACACTATCTAAACTAAATAAGTCAGTATCCATGGATAAACCTTTTGATGAAGAATTACTTATTATATCTTATGAAAAGAAGAACAATAAGCCGTTTCCTTCAAGTGGGATTTAATGGCAAGACTACCTAAATCAAGCAGCACTAGAGAAGGTCAAAGAGATGTTATAAATCAATATAACAATCCATGGGAACAGGTATCAAGCGATAATCTGGCATGGAATGACTTTGTTTCTGGGCTTGGTATGCGTATGGCTCATTATATATATGCACCATATGTTGTAGGTGCTACAGATACAGGATCTCTTCGTAATTATGATGAGCAGTCTGTTGCTAAAAAGAATGACAATTTAATATACGACAATAATGGCGTATATCAGTATGCTGGTGATGTATATGTCATATGGCAGGGTAACTCAAAAAACCTTACACAGTTGCCTACAGGATACTATCCAGACAGTACAGCTACCGTAACAGTTAATAGACATTATATCAACACAGATACGATAATAGGACTTTCTGAGTTTGACAAGCTATCACCCATACTATCAGCAGACGAAAACCCATTAGAATACGCATCTGTTAATTGGGAACAATATAAACATAATCCGGCAGGGATTGATAGACTAATGTTTAAGGCTGTTCAGATTGAATTCTTGATGGATGCAAATGGTGTACAGTATACGCAAGGTATTGATTACGTTTTAGATCAAGGTAATGTAAAATGGTTAAATACAGGTACTCAGCCAGGCATCAATAATCTATCGGGTGAAGGTATGATTATGTCTATACGTTACAGGTACTTGCCCACATTTTACATTAAATATGCGGCCCATGAGTTAAGAAGTCACGCAACTATAGACCCGAACACTGGCGAAAAGAAAATGAAAAGACTTCCTATGACAGCTGGTATTCAGATTGACTGGGTATTCCTACAAAGTTTAAAGAATCAAGAAAGTTCTGGTGATTCAACTGTTAATGCTGGTACTGGTGGAAACACAGGACCACGCTAACATATTGACATTAGGTTATAAGTAGTGTATATTGTAAAAATGTGTACTACTAAACCCAGAAAGATAATTAATGCCAAAAGTCGGCCAATTCTACCCTATTTCTAAACTTATAGAATCATTGCCTGATTTCATTACTATAGATAATGATACCTATAAGGGATTGTATAAAAAAGCAAGATTTATTGATTCTGAGTACGGTGAATACTGGACATACCCAAAATATATACTTAAAGGTAGATGTCATATTAAAAGGTCCAAAAGGGAAGCAGCATCCAAAATAAGACTACCTATTGAAACTATTAAAGCTAAACTTCCATCTCATATTACTATTGATGAGTCTACATACACAAATTCACGCACAAAAGCACGTTTCACAGACTCAGAATATGGCGAATTTTGGGCAGTTCCATACAATGTAATGAGGGGATCAGGACACCCTCAAATAAAGAAGAATAATATGTCAAAAAACATCACCTTATCTGTATCAGAGGTGAAATCTAGGCTACCGGACAATATTATTATAGACGAATCGACTTATACTAAAGCAAGCGCAAAAGCTAGATTCATAGACTCAGAATATGGTGAATGGTGGAATACACCAAATAATATTTTTAATGGCCATCGTCACCCTAAAAAAGCAACAGATTCTAGTATTATACCGTTAAATAAAATCAAAGAAAGATTACCAGAACATTTAGATATAGATTCTTCTACATATATAAATACTACGGAGAAGTGTAAGTTCATAGACTCAGAGTATGGTGAATTTTGGGCAAGACCAACACATGTTTTACATCAAAATATGAACCACAGGTCACGATTTAGATTCAGATCTAAATCAGAGGATGAAGTGAGAGTTTATATATCTAGTATAGTTAATGTTAATATTACTACTAATCAGACATTTTATGATATAATAAGTACACGTTGTGAGATCGATATATATATACCAGACAAAAAAATAGGCGTGGAGTATCACGGACTATATTGGCATTCAGATAAACACAAACACAAATTATACCATCGAGATAAGTTAGTATCTACATCTAAGATGGATATCACCCTCCTACAGATATACTCAGACGAATGGGAATTCAAACAGGACATAGTTAAATCGATAATTAAAGCCAAACTTGGTATTTCAGACCAGAAATATTATGCTCGTAAATTAACTATTAAAGATGTAAACAATAATGAAGCTCAATCTTTCCTTAAAGACAGTCACTTAATGGGTGAGTATAAGTCAGCGAAGCATATCGGTCTGTATGATAAAGATATACTAATCTCAATGATTTCTTACAAAAAGCATAAAGATGGTATTGATATATCCAGATTCTGCAATAAACTCAATACCTCTGTAGCCGGAGGCTTAAGCCGTCTTTTAAAAGAAATCGAAAAACGTGAGCAGCCTAAGTTTATCCAATCATGGGTTGATCTTAGATACGGCACTGGCGATAGCCTAAAGGCCATCGGATTTACTCATAAACGTACCACTTTAGGATGGAAGTGGACTGATGGGATTAATACTTATAATAGACTTAAATGTAGAGCTAATATGGATGGTCGTAACTTAACAGAAAAACAACACGCTGATGAATTAGGCTGGTATCGAATCTACGACGCTGGACAGGCTTTATTTATCAGATAATCATATTAAAATCAACAACTTAAGTCAAAAACTTAATATTTAAAACTTAGAACACTTAAGTTATTTCTAGAAGAGGTTATTAATGTCAAAAATTAAACGAGTTCCAAAGAATCAGTCAACCCTAGCCCAAGGGGACATATCAGCTGTTGTTTATAATCAACGTGCAGGAGCTAACAAAACCGTTTCAGTTGGTCCAGAGTTTAAAATCACTCCAGGACAGGTAACTGTAAGAGCTTTAGACGTATCGGCTGGCATGCAGATAGCTGAAGGTACTCTTTTATCTATATACAACAACGGAGCACTTGCCTGGATCACATTCTCTCAGTCTGCTATCGGAGCTGCACCTTCAGGGTTAGCCAACGGAATACCATTAAAAGCCAATGATTGGTCGTATTTCTCTATGGGCTCTAATAAATTTGTTCGATCTAGCGCAGCCACAGTTGGTGTTTATATCGTATTAGACGAGACTAGCTTAAGTGTTATTTCTGACGACGATAATTTCTAATAGGAGTTATACGTGTACAACAGTAAATTGGTTAAATCAATTATAGGAGCTGAGGTTTATGAGGTTCTAACAAAGAGCATCGTAAAACTCAATTCAAAATCTGTTGTTGATATTTCAGAATTACATGACGCATTAAAGATCGTTCCAAAATCAGTAATAGCCTTCCTACTTAAAAACACAGAAGATATAAAAAAAGACGGATCTAAGGAGATAAAACTTCCTTGGGCTGAAAATACATCCATGCTTATAAACAAGATGGACTCAGATGTATATAAAGGCCATATAGTTCAAGACAGTAAAGTTATACATGAGTTTGATCTTTGCAGTATCCCACAACTTGGCGCACATATGTTATCTTTATTTGAGATATATGATGATACACCACAAGAGCAATCACAAGAAACAAAAGAAGAATCAAAAAAAGAACATGCTGATATAGAGGCCATTAAGGTTCAGATAGCAAGCCTTGATAATAAGATCAACGCTCTTATTATGCTAGCAGCAGGTAAGCCAGCAGTTCAACCTACCGATAAAAAGAGTGATCTAGCAAAAGCTCTTAAGTCTTTGCAAAAAACCACATTAAAAAAGGCAGGACTCGCTCCTTCGATGCCTAAACCTCCAAGACCTGGTGTTCATAGCGGTAGCCAACAAGGAATATCGCAATCCGGATTCCATGGACCTAAAACAGCTCATTCTGACTTAAACGCAACAGGCGGTCAATCACAGACACGTCTAAATCCTAATTTAAAGTCTGGAGCTTCACTATCTGCAAAAAACGGACTTCCACAGCAGCCTAAACAACCAAAAACTTCATTTACTATGAAATCGGAATCATCAAACTCTAAATGTTTAGATTGCGGTGAGCCAGATATGGTTGATGGAAAATTCAGAAAATGCAGTTGCTTCAAGGTTCTTAGTAATCCAGACGTAAAAAAAAACGATAATGGAACTGTAACATTCAAGATGGCCACAGACTGGGATCAAGACAGTATTAAAGCTTTATGGAATTCATTAAGAAAGATACGTGATTAATGGAAAAAGTTATCATAGCTATCAGATTTAAGCAATTAGATTCATCACTAGCTCAAGATCCAGAGATGTTATTGGATTATACTAAGAAAAAAAGAGAAGCCGTAAGCCATGCTATATCAATGGCATTAGCAGTCGGCGGTAAAGAAATGGGCGAACATGAATCTGATATAATAATGGAGATCCCATTAGAGGCAGCGAATATAATCAGAGATATACACTCCAGAATAGAAGATGACTTAGAGTTTTCATCAACTATCGGAGTTGGCGATAATTTTACCGATGCTAAAAAGGCATTAGATTGGGCTGTAGATAATAGACCGTCTACCATTAAAATATATGAACCGTCAATGGATACTAAGAACCTAGATAGTCAAGATAAAGATAAATTCGATCATACGCAACCACAAGATGTAGCTATAGATCAGGATAACAATCCAATTCAGATCAAGAAGTCTGAGACTGACGATTGGGCAGACGATACAGAAAAAGTAAGCGATAGTATGAAGCAGAAGGTAGCGTCTATCGTTCAGATGTTACAGTCAAATAAAGAGCATTTAGATGCATTAAAAGACAGTAATCCTGAAGTTTACAGCGGTATTGTAGCTTTAGTCCAGTCTATATCAAGTATGGTACAGGCAGCTAAAGAAGATGATATTAAAAAACAGAGTAATACAATCAAAAAACTTGTTAGATTCCTAGATAGATCAGAACAAGAGACTTTGGATAGTGAATCTGCTAAAGTTATGCAACTCCTTATCGATGCTCAAGAGGCAGAAAAAGAACAGCAGGATGCTAAGTTCAGAGCTAAATTTGAATCATATAAAGCTAAAAGGTCTGGTAAACATAAACGTGCTAGAGATTTTGCTAAAGAAACCGGAGCTGATCATAACTTCCTAATGAAGCTAAATGGCTTATTGAGGAGACCTTAATATGCCAAAATTACAATTAAAACACCCTATATTGAACCCTACTGGCGATAATGAGCTTGATTTTAGTAATGATGCAAACGGTAATAAATTTAAGAAAATAGGTAAAACTATTACGCCTAAAGAGTTTATAAATCTTATATCTGGTAAATACGGACATGCACATTATAATTTAGATAGTATTAAAGAGAAACTAAAAGACCATCCACACGATAACGAAAAGAATATCGACATAGCAGTACGTCAGATGGTTAAGGAAGGCGATACTAGCAGGTTAGCATCACTTTTAGAGCATTATCATGTTTCGCCAAAAGTCATAGATGATATCATAGATAATCCAGAAAAATACGGCAAATCTTTTATGTCGGATCATGCATCAAAAAATAATGTTGTGCCGGATATTATTGAGGCCATAGCAGGTCAGAAAAATCTATCATCAGAGCATATCCACAAAATAGCCACTAACGAAAGTCCTTTTGTAGCGCGAGAACATTTACTACGTCATAAAAACACCACACCTGAAGCAATAAAAGATCTTGTGAGTAACCCAAACGCCAATATGACCCATGGATTAATAACTGGCCTTGTTGATATACATAAAGAGAAGCCTGAAATAATAGGTTCAAACTCAGACACCTTGTTTCGTAAGATATTAGATAGACATAAAAACCTAAACATAGTACATATGGATAAGGTATTAGGCGTAATGTCACCTGAAGCCAGAAATAAATTTATAGATGATAAGCTTGGTATTACTGATGGTAATCATATCGAAAACGATCAATCTCCTGAAGATAATTGGCAGAATTGGGAGAATGGAACTGAACATAATGTACATATAGCATCATCACTTCCAAGTTCTAAGTATCTAACAGATGCACATGCTGACCATATTAAGAGGCATGGTGATCTTGATGATAGGTTTAATTTATTTCAGAATGAAAACTTAGATTCAAAACATGCAGATGAAATGTATCAAAAATGGATAGAAGATGATACGCATCATGGATTCGACAGAGATGAATTCCAAGAGAAACTAAAAGAATACAATGAATTTAATTTTGAAGACTATATGGATGAAGCTCGGGAGAAAGCCGAAGAGGAATATCCTATGTCGGAATTTATGAGAGATTCATATCGTAACAATGAAGAGGATTTGGTAGGTAAAGATAGAGAAGAGTGGATACAAGACCATCTTCAAGAAAATCATGACTGGACACATAAAAACCCTACAGATGAAGATCCTGACAATGAAGAGGATTATTCTCACAGTATAGATGAGCACCCTGAATATCAAAATAGATATAGTGACGCAGAAGACCAGTATGATAAACATGTAGAACATTTAATGAGTAATCCAGAAGATCACCACTATGATGGTTATTCTGAAAGCATTTCTGATCGAGAGTATGAGATAGCTCAAGAAATTTATGATGATAAAATGGCCAACGCACACGAAGATCCAGATTTTTTACCAAATCACCTAACTTCAATTACAGAACTAAAAAGAAGAGTGGCTGAAAGGAAACAGGAAGAGGCTTTCAAGGAAGCTGCTAAAAAAGAAAGAGAATCTAAACCTGTAATAGATCGGTATATACCAAATAGACAGAATGTTCATTCATACGGAGAAGGTCAGCATCATTTAGAGATGGCTAAAGATTACGCAGATGCTAACGGTGGATCTATAGATATAGGTCATCTTAATAAATTACATCCTAATATGGTTGAAAAGTGGAAAGGTGTGTTTGCAGGTAAAGGTAAGCTAAAATCTGAAGAGATTCAATCAAAGATAGATAGCCTTCCTAAAAAGAATTACAACCTAAGCTATGGCCACTGGGGTCCAGATGATATGCAAAATATCAACAAACAGCATGAGATGGTTGTTAGATTAGACCACAGCCCAGAAACCCTAGCTGAGATACAAAAAGACCCTGAAGTTCATGACGTATTTAATAAAATTAACGAACTGGCTCAAAGATCAGGTCACCCTACTAATTTTAATACAATAGGATGGTCAAGGGTTGATTTTACAGATCCGAAGCATCCAATGATAGACGAACTACAGTCAGATTTTAGTTCTACAGCCAGAGATTATCTAAAAAAAGAAGGCGGAGCTGCTGGAGAAGCCAAGGCTAAAGCTATCGATAAGATTATAGGTATCCATAAAAACTGGAGAGAGACATTACTCAATGCTGTTATTAAAACTGCAAAAGCTCATGGAGCCGAGAAAATATCAACACATAGTGCAGAATCTAAGTCTGCACATACAGGATCAGATAAAGTACACTCTGTATATAAAGACTCTTATGAGAAAATTCCAAGACAGCTGGGGTTCAAAGAATCACAAATGGACACACTACCTTTATCTGAAGAGGGTAAAAAGACATTTTATAAAGGTAAATCAGGAGTAAGCACAAATGAACTTATTTCTGACCATCTTGATGGTATGGCCACACATTCTAGAATGTGGAATCAACATGCAGGTCTTGCATTAGAACCATCGGACGACTCATTAGTGGATACACATAAAGCTTTGGCTGATCATCACAACGAGATGTATAAGCAGCACCAATCTAGATTGGCAACCCTGGATCCATCTCATAGCTATAGGAACTTAAAAACTCCAGGTAAGTATATGGATCATATGGGAGTAGAACCTTCTCATGAAGATAGAAACGCCGCAATCGATAATGCATTTAATATAACTACAAATAACCATTCAAAACCTGTATACGGATTCGACTCTGCACTTAAGCAGCAGGAATTGAATGTAAAAGCTCATAGTGGACACACATTAAATCTAAGTCCAGAGTCTATGAAGAAAAGCTTAATGGTGTCTAATTTACTTATAAAATCTCAATCTAATAATGATAAGCTTGCTATCGCACAAGCCCTGCTTAGTATACAATCTAAGAAGGATCAAATAGACGCGTTACAACAAAGTAATCCAGAGGCTTATAAGAGTATAGCAGAATTAACACAGACATTAGTCGAGCTATTTAAGGAAATCAATAATGAACCTATTGAAGCAGCTATGCATGAAGTAGAGGCTACTCAAGAAATGGCACCGGAACAGCAAGGGCAACCAGAAACCGAAAGCTCTGTAGCTCCTCCTAGACATGCCGACAAACTTACACATGGATCTAGAGAGTTACCTGTAGGTTCGGTAAGGGATTATAAACCAGGAGTAGCTAGAGAAAAATTAGCCGATGGATCATGGGTATCAGTAGCTGGTGGTACTAAAAGGTTTGACGGTCAATAAATGAGCGATACAAAAAAATACGACTTAGAATCGCAGCTTAAATCTCTTGGGATAGAAATAACTCAGCTTACCACTCAACTTGAGACACGTACTAAGCAAGCCATGGGCTTATTGCAGCAGCAAGTGTACGGACTTATAGTACAAAAAGCACAAGGTAAGCTTAAGTCAACAAGAGATACATATATTAAGAATTTGGGAATGATCAATGATACCGATAACTTATGGTCAGTTTATTTAAAAAAAGAAGCAGCATGGATTGAAAAAGACAGATCACCTCATGAGATGATAGCAGACTTACTAGGTGGACCTAAAGCGAAGACGGCAAAAGATGGATCGAGATATAATATTATTCCATTTAAGCATAATAAGCCTAAGAATCAGATCTCCAGATCACAAAACCAGATACAGAATGTAGTTAGTAGAGAGTTGAAATCGAGAGGGTTAGATAAAACTATCACATTAAATGGTAGACCAGTATTAGGTAGGGCAGCTAGCTTTAATATAACAGGACCTAAAGCCCCTACTAATAAGTTTAATACACCTATACTTACTGGTGTTACCGTTTATCAGAGAGAGCATAAAACTCAATCAGGTAAAACACAGATAAAACGTGATATAATGACATTCAGGGTTGTTAGCGATAAACAAAAAGGATCAGGTCTTTGGTTTTCCCATGGCTCTAAAGGTGCTAACATTTTTGATGAAGTTTCTAAAGAAGTAGATGTCTTATGGGATAAGATGTTTAAAGATGTGGTAGATAACGTAAAAATTGAAGTAAAGGAGTAATAACATGATTAAAGCGACAGATCTTTACTTTGCACAAATTATTAAGTTGATGATTCAGGATTTAAGAAAGAATAGATTCCTTATTAATGATATATTATCTGATGTAACATCAGACCCTATCCTTAAAGAACTATACGGACAAAAAGAAGTAGAGAAGTTTAACCTACTTGTAGATAAAGATATTCAGATAAACGTAGAGCATGCTATTGATGTATCAAAGTTTCCTGCTATTGCCATCCGTGTTGGTGGTGGATCAGAAGAAACAGGACGTACAGGTGATGCACTAGGAGACGGATTTTACTCAGAATCTGTTAAGTCTAACACTTTAGGTGGTGTATTTAAAACTCCACGTATCATGCTTGGACCTATAACTCCAGAATCTTTCGATTATATAACTGGTAAAATGGTGTTCACAGATAATGTATCACTAGCTTCAGTTTTTGATGGAATGTTAGTATACGACGAATTAAACAAAAAAGAATACCCTATAATTACTGTTATGGACAACAGCACTTTATTTATTGAGCCAGGCTTAAGACCCAATCTTACAAATATGACTATTAGGTCTGCTACACAGACGGCAATACATACTAGACGTAATTATTTTACATCTGAGCAAGTTACACTTATATGTGCAGCTGTAGATCCAGTAGAGGTTATATACTTGTATCAGATATTAATGTATCAAATAGGTAGACATAGAGTTCCACTACTTGAAGGTAAAAACTTCAAGAACGGTACGCTATCGTATACACCTATATACAAGCTAGCAGAAGACCCTAACTTTATATATGCAAGAGACATAACGCTCAATGGTATGGTTGAACATAGCTATATAGAGAACACACAGCGGCCTATAGACGGGCTTGCACATGATCTTAGAATTAACAATGAGAAGACTCCTGATGCTATAGTTCCAATCGTAAGCAATCAAGGTTGGTCGTCTGAAAATGACGAATAACTATACAGATTTCAATATGTTACAGTAAAAACCTAATAATACTAAATTACAGGTTAAAGGGATAAAATAATGGCAAATAATCCAAGTGAATTATATAAAAAGATTGCAGGTCTTAAAGATCTGACTAGTGCTATTAAGGAAGTTAAGAAGACTTTGCCGTCAAATAAAAAACCTAAAGAAGTAGCCGTTGCTAAAAAATCAGAAGATACAGAAAAAAAGCCAGAACATGGACTAAAGTACTTATCAAGAAATAAAATGATTAACGGCGTACTCTCTCACCTTATCGGTACTGGTAATGAAGGTGATAATCATTATCAAGTAGCTGTAAACTTAGAGAAATACCATAAAAAGATGCCATCCGTTAATATATCGGTTATATCGCCAAAAGGTGAAGTTTTAGATAACTCACCTGAAAACTATAAGAATATGAAAGATGCTATCAAGGGTCTAGTTGGACATAACATGAAAAAGGCTTGGAAATAGATGGATAAGTTAAAAAAGGGTAATGACGTATTAGCTGACGAGGTAACTTCTGAAAAAGGGGTTAGCGACGTTGGTATAGATATTAGACGTGCCGATAAACGTAATCCTGGTGTAGTTTCGCACGGATACGGAAGAGTTTCTACTCCAGACGCACATAAAGAAAAAGCAAAAAGCCACCTTAAAAGTTTAGTTCATGCGATTAAGACGCAGCCTAAACCTAATCTTACTAGATCTGAAGATCTTCAGAAGGATTACTGGAGCGATAAGATTAAAGCAGCTAACCAACAAAAGCATGCTGAGAAGCAAGCTAAACTTGAGACTCACTTTAAAGCTAAAGGTCAAAAAGTACCAGAGCATCTATCTAACCCAAAAGAACAGGTTATAGATTACAAACAGGTAAGATCTGAGATGCAGAAACCTAAAGCTCCTGTTGCCGCTCCGACTAATAAACCTACACCTGTACTTGAAGTAAAACCTAATCTGCCTCGTAATCAAAAGGTTTTTAATCCAGATCTTAGCGGTAAGGTCGGCTATAAGCCAACGAAACTAGCAGCATCAGAGAAGGCTAAAATTCAACCTGCATCAATAACTGAACCTTTAACTATTAACTCCAGAGAAACAATTACTAGTCCTCATATGATTAACGGACCTGTAAAACTTAACCCATACGGTGACAATATGAAAAAAGCTAGCGAAGTGTTAAATAAGATGATCGGATGTCTTAAGAAGGTAGATCCTAAGACTAAACTTCCAGGTATTATGATAGATAAATCCGAAAAACCCAAAAAAGCTCAGGATTTTGAGGTTGGGGTTCATAAGCAAACAACTACTGACGATAAAGCTAAAGGTACATCTCAAGCTGGTTATTTAGTTAGAGAAGGTAATAAGAATAAGGATTTTCAGTCAGTATTCGAGAGCGTAGCTAAACCTCACCATAAAATGAACCTAAAGAACCTAAAAAATATGTCTAAGCCTAACCTTACTAGATCTGAGGATGTTCAAAAGAACATGAATATCATGAATCAGGCACCTGTAGCTAAGGCCTCATCTGCACCAGCTCTAGCACCTGCACTTCCTAAGCCAGCTGCTCCAAAGATGCAGCAAACAAAGATGCCTAAATCTAAAGCTCCTGCAATTAAACAACCTCCAGCATTACAAATGAACGAACAAAAACCTTTAGATGCAAAAACTAAACTAGTTAACCACCTAAAATCACTTAAAAGCGTACCTGTAATCAAGTCGGAGGAGACCCCTGGAAAAAAGTACGTAACGGTTAGTCAGCATTGGACTAGCCGTAAACACAATAAAGAATCAGGAAAAGCAGAAAATCCAGTATGGGATGCAGGTAAAAAGAAACTTACACATACAGATGACCTAGATAAATTAAAAAGCAATGGTCATATAAGTGGCTGGGATGAACATAATGAGCCCAAGAAAATGCATGGATACGAAACTTACGAAAAACACCCAGACGGTAAGTTGACTTTTGTACATGCTAAGTACGATACGTCTGGATAGAAGGTAAAAATGGCTAGAAAGAATTATACTTCCAATGAGGTTCAACAACAAGAGGAGACTGTGCAAAACACAAAACCTTTAGTTAGCTGGAGATCGTTCGATTCTTTCTGGAATGAGTGCGTAAAGAATGGCACACCTGGAATTAAGAGCGCATGTAAGGCTCACTTTCAGACATTAGGTGTAATGGATAATCAGGCAGAGTGGGTAAAAGCTGCCGAACATTTCGGAATACCTATAGAGAAGTAGTACTAAATTGTAATAAAAACAGTATGTTATGCTGTAAACTTAATTAATGAATTATTGTATAATTGATAAGATATAGGAGATATAAATGGCTCGTTCATATACTACCTCAGAAGGCATCGTCCTTGTGATTCCAGATTCTAGTGTAAGTGTTAATGTTATTAGTCAACCTGCTGGACTAGCTACTACTGGTGTAATAGCTTTAGTTGGTGAAGCTGATGAAGGCAAACATTGGTCTGAAGAGGCAAAACTGTCTGATAACAGCTTTGGCCCTGGAGACGTTGCTAGAGTCCAAGCTAAATACGGTTCTGGCCGATTACTTGACGCTTTCAAAGGTCTAATCGGAGCTTCCCTATCTCCAAGAATTCAAGGTTCTTTTAATAGAGCAATCTTGGTTAAGTCTAACTTAAGCACAAAAGCTGCTAAAGAGACTGAAGATAGCCACGGTGTATTTTTCTCTAAACTTGCTGGTAAAAAAGGCAATAATATTAAAGAATCAATCTCTACATCTACTGCTGAAGCTGCACCTACAACTGCAAGCTTTTCTTATATTCCATCTGCTTCTGCTGCTTCTTTAGCTTTACGAGTTAACGGTGGATCTAAACAAACTCTAGCTATTTCTGCTAATACAACACCTGCCGCTTTAGCAACATCTTTAGTTGGCTTAAACAATATTAATGCAGTCGGTGGAGTAGATAAGCTTATCGTTGCTGGACTTGCAGCTACAAATATTCAATTGGATGTAGTTTCAGGACAAAACGTTAATATAAAATTAGCTTCTCCTGCTGTATGGGCTTCTGCTCCTTCAGTTGGCGATACATTAAGAATTCCAGCTTCATCTGTAATCGAAGGTGGATCTGCTGAAAACGTTGGATGGTATTTAGTTACTGCTGTATCTAACTCAGCTTCTTTAGCTCAAATTACAGCTACTAAGATCACAGCTGGAGCACCTGCTACAGTTGCAGCAATCGCTCTTAGTGTTGCACCAGGTAGCGATCTAGTTGATTATAGTGCACTTAAAATCGACAATATGTCTGGAATGAACAGAGATGTTCTTGCTAGCTTAGTTGCCGAAACAGCTACAGTTACTGTTGCTGGATCTTCACTAACTTTCACACTTGATGGTTCAAACGTATTTGATGCAGACTCTAAAATTGGAGATTTAGTTTATATTTCTTCTGCTTCTGCATTTAAAGGTGCTGGTAATGCTAACGTAGGTTGGTATCAAGTAATCGCAGCAAGCAACTTTGCTTCATCTGCATTTGTTACTATGTCTAGACTTTCTAACGGAACTCCTGTTTCTGTAGCTTCTGCTGCAATTGCAGCTGCTGCCGATCTTCAAGTTCTTGCTCAGCAAATCGATGGTTCTGGTAAGTCTTTAGAGATTTACGATAATGCCGGAGCTGCTAATATCAGTACACTAATGAAGCAATTAGGTGCTGATTCTGCCGCTGCATGGTTGGAATCACTCATTCTTTCTTCTGCTGAACTTAAGAAGAAAATTGAGATTTCTAAACCAAACCCATTAGTAACTGAGTCTTTCACTCACGGTGGAAGCGTTTCTTTACTTTTAGGATATAAAGGTACTACTGCTACAGCCACTATTCAGACTATTTCTGGAATCAAAAAACTTCAGACTTCAGTTACTGGTGGAATCGGTGCAAATCTGGATATCGTTCTTAAAGATTCTAACTCAATGTCAGACCTAATTGATCTTCTAAATTTACAACCTGGATACTCTGCTTCTGCTGCTTCAGCTCAAGAAGCTCAAAGAAATCCAAGTGATGTACTTGATGAAGTTACAGCTATCGGTATATGTTCTGATTTGTCTAGCAAACCTGGACGTATCAAACGTGACATATGGGATATGACTGCTGGATTTAATAATATCGCTAATAGCTCTACTTTAATCAATTATTCTGTAATTAAAAAAGCAGGATTACCTGAAGATGAAGGACCTATGTTCTTATCTGGTGGAGATAAAGGTGGATCTACAGGTCTTGCAGTTAGCCAAGCTGTTGATGCATTAGCTAATATCCGATGTAATTTCGTAGTACCATTGTTTTCTCAAGATGCTGACCTTGATAAGGTAGATAACTCTACTGAGTCTGGATCCACCTACACTATCGATGCAGTAAATGCTGCTGTAAGAACTCATTGTGTTAATATGTCTACAGCTAAAACTAAGAGACATAGAATCGGATTAGTATCTAAAAAAGGTACTTTTGATGAAGCACGAGCTTCTGCACAAACAATGGCTTCTTTCCGAGTAGCTCATTTATTCCAAGATGTAAAAGATCTTGATAGTAACGGTAACATTAAGCAATTCCAACCTTGGATGGCTTCTGTTAAAGCTGCTGGAATGCAAGCTGCTGGATTCTATAAGTCTATTTTCAATAAAGCAATCAATATATCTGGAGTAGTTAACTCTGCTGATTTCAATGATGAGTCTAACTCACAAGCTGAAGATGCTTTACTTGCAGGACTTATTCCAATTCAACGTCAAGAAGATGGATCATATACATTCTTGTCAGATCAGTTGACATATGGATTGGATAATAACTTCGTATATAATAACTTACAAAGTGTATATGCAAGCGACATCTTAGCACTTTCTCTAGCCGATTCTTTAAAGAAAGCTTTTGTTGGAGAATCAGTAGCTGACGTTACTGCTCCGGTTGCTGTTAGTTTTATACAAGGAAAAATGGCTGAATTCCAAAACTCAAAGTTAATAGTTGGAAGTAAGGATTTCCCATCTGGATATAAAAAGATAGAAGTATCTATTGACCAAGGCGTAATGGCTGTAAGGTGTGTTATAATACTTAGTACCTCCCTTTATTTTATACCTATAACATTGGATATTGAAGGGTTACGCGACTCAGCTTCTGCTTAATTAGGGAATGAATAGATAATATTACAATTTTAATAGACGTGTATTATATAATACACGTTGATATATAGGAGATTTACATGGGAACTGATGGAAAGATTTTAACAGGTGCGAGGGCACAACTTTCGGTTAACGGAAAAATAGTTGGACTATTTACTAGCTGTAGCTATAATTTAACTTATGATGCTTCACCTGCATATATACTCGGTCGTTACTCCGCAGGCGAGATTACATACACAGCTCAAGATGTTATTAGTATTGATGCAACTGGATTCAGAGTGATTGACGCAGGACCTCACGCTGTAGCATCGGTTCCATATCTACAAGATTTAATGAATCATGAAGATATTAGCTTATCCTTGATTGATCGTAAATCAGGTAAAATATTCATGACAGCTGTAGGAGTTAGACCTATGGGATTCTCTAGTTCAGTATCTGCTAGAGGTACAGTCGAAGTAAGTGCTAGATTTATGGGTTTAAGATTAAGCGACGAATCAGGACAAGCTGACGAAGCTTCTGGAGCTTCTAGCTTACTTTCTGGAACTTAATAGTTACTTAAAATTCAAATTTTATACTAATCAACGCCCACTTTACTGTGGGTTTTGTTTTTTGTATCATACCCCAGCGATTCATTAAGACTCCTTAGTAATGTCCACCGTAACCTACGACCGAGACTATCTGCTATATAGATTTTTATTTGATAATCTACGCCATTCCTTAACCTCTCCCTTAGATTAAATCCAATAGTGTCAGATATAAGTATATCTAAATCTACACGTAATCTACTCTCTAGCTTATTTTTTGACGGAATCATTCACAGCCTCTATATCTCTTATAATTCTAACCGACAATCTTTGGTTTAATCTCGCATCTAACCTGTTCCATACACGACTACCTAAAATATTCCATAACTTAGTCCATAGCCAGCTATCAACCTTAATATCTTTTGGCTTACTAATAAACTGCCTTGTTAATTCGTCACCCATTATTTTCATTAATACCACCAATAGTACTTCGTAATTCATCGTCCAGTATATCACCAAGCCCATCACTTAACCGACTACTTAACGACATATTTAAAAAAATCCATAACTGAATCCTTAACTCACTGTCCAGCTGGACACCTAACTTATTATACAATAAATTATCTAACCCATTACTTAATATGCCGTTGAGATTATACATCAGTATTCTCCATACTACTTAGTAATCCGTATATTAATGGATCTTCTAACTCTACATGTAATCGACCATTTATCTCATTTACTAACTGAATCCATACATAACTTCGTAATTTATCCATCAGATTATCAACTAAATGACCGCTCAACTGAACATCTATTGACTTGTATAAAATCCATGATAAATTTCTCCCTAGTCCACCATTCAAATCATCCATCAGTATTCTCCATACTACTTAGTATACCACTTTCTAGCTCGACATCTAATCGATCACAAACACCGTCTTCTAGTGTTTTCCATAATTTATTTGATATTGCATGACCTAAATAAAACCTTAAACTTATAGATAGATTATTCTTTAGATTTAATCGTAACAGCTGATCGGTATCATATAGCTCTTCAGGTATCTTTCCTATTCTTCTCATTTATATCCTTAACTAACTGCTCTATCAGATTATTAAAAGTTATCTTAAAGTTTACATCATTATATATACGATGAAGTATACTGTAGTGAATATCTACCCCAACAATTAGATGCCTCATAGACATCATACGATCAGAGGCATTACGCATAGACGTATATATTTTCATATCCATTAGTTAACATTCCCATCAGATTCAATACGCTCAATCTGAGCCTCAAGTATTTGGATCTTTCTATTAAGAATGCGCATTTTTGATTGAGTTTCTACCAATATTCGACCATATTCTGCCATTTCGATGGTATAATCCATATGTTTACCAGATAATTGATCTAAAAGATCCTCTTTTTTTCTACTTTTCTTCATTGGACACCCCAGCAGAATAGCTATTTAGCTTGTTATACATAGTCTTAAGGCTTACACCTAGAATTTTAGCAGCAGCACTCTTATTTCCATTTACATACAAAAGTACCTGTTTAATGTACTCCTCTTCAATTTTAGCCAGTGTTGGTAATTTTTGCGCATTGTCTACTTGTGTAGATTTTTCATCTACGGTATTATTTACATTCATATATTATCCTTATTTATTAAACTTATCTACAGATGCAACCATAGAAACAGTAGAATCTGTACTGCTTTTTTTAATATCAAAACCGAACTGCTCAAGTTCCTTGCCTACAATATCCAATAAGATACTCTTATCCTTATCAAAAGTAAAAGTAATAGTGTAATCCTCCATCTTATCTATAGTGTCAAAGATATATGTACGCATCTTGGTTAACATGGCTAACCCTTCAGTAGCTCTAGCGTCTTTGGCCCTCTTTTTTCTATCTTTAATCATATCGAACACCTCTTTAGCCTTTTTCATAATCACCTCCAATAAATACATATTACATTATTAATATAAAAAATACAAGTCTTTTGTAAAATAAACAATCCGTACTAGAAAATACCAATAAAAACAATAAGTTGTAATAAAAACTTAATCGTGTATTTGTAATAAGGTAATACTTTGCCTTTAAATATACAGTTAATTAACTAAAAAAGGAGTTATAATGTCTGCAATTAGTAAATCACAAGCGATTATGCGAGAACTTAAAGAGCGTCTAGCTAAAAAGATGCCTTCTACTTACGTTTTGAGCGAATCAGCTGACGCAAATGGATCAATTTTATTGATTTCCGCTGATGCTACACCTATTGCTGGAGAGCAAGTTATTGCTATCCGTATCTTAGGTGAACAAACAGCTTTTAAAGATGTTTTAGGATCTGCACAAAAAGTGTATGCTCCACTTAGAGCACAAGTAATTGAAGAATCTTCTACTATCAGTGGAGTTTCTCTAATCACTTTAGCTAACCGATTACATGTTGACCTTGAGTTAGCACGTATGGCCGTTAAACAAGAGCGATACATGAACGCTAACACAGCTGTTCCTGCTGTTTCTCAGTTTGCTGCTGACGGTTCTGTATCATCTTCTACAAAGATTGCATCTTTGGCTGCTGATATGTACTGGCCTTTATCTGGACAATAATTAAACGTCAAGAACTCAACAACTTAAAGGAGTTAAAATGAGCTTAGATATAAACAAGCTGCTTGACGAAGTAGAAGCCGATGTAAAAAGGCTTCTAAAATCTGCACAGGATGATGCAGCTTCTCTTAAGAAAGCAGAAGACGAAGAATCCAAAAAGGAAGAGTCTAAAAAAGAAGAATCCAAAAAGGAAGAGTCTAAAAAAGAAGAATCCAAAATGGAAAAAGCTGACGAAGAAGGTTCTGGATACGAAACACAAGCTCCTGAAGCTAGTGCTGAAGCAGAACAACAACCTGAAGCTGATATGCAACAAGACCAACCTGCACAAGAAGAGAATATGGAAGATATTTCTCAGATCGTTCAAGGTCTTGATGACGATATGTTACATGAACTTTATCAAAAAATTAAGATGGAGTTAATGGGACGTATGAACAATAAAGGTGATCAAGCTCCTGAAATGTCTCAAGAAGCGCAAGCTCCTGAAATGTCTCAAGATGCACAACCATCTCCTGACTTAGCTATGAAATCTGAAAAGGAAACTTTTGAGAAATTAAGCAAAGCAGAAACTGACCTTAAGAATAAAGACGAAGAAATCAACAAACTTAAAAAGTCTGTTGAAGACTACGAAAAAGGTCTTTCTGAGATGACAGATATGTTAAAAACTGTACTTGAGAAACCTGTTCAACGCGCTCTTACTGATATTACTTTTGTTGCTAAGGAAGAAGGACTTAAAAAGTCTGAAGGCCTTACTGATGAAGAGATCAAAAAAGCAGTTGATTCCATTTCTAGCGACCGTAAAAAGTTGCAAACCCTAGCTAAAGGTGAGTTTGATGTAATTCAAGACTTTTATGCTGGTAAAAACGTAAAAGATAAAGTTATTAAATTAATTAACAAATAATAAAGGAGAATATCGTGTTAGATAAAATTCAAGAACTAAAAAAGGCGTTGGAAGCTGGCAATTATAATGCCGCTCCTGGCTCATTAACTCAAGGATCTGCCCTTCAAATGGAAGATCTTTCAAACATTATGAATGTTGCTACATTCCAAGATAGCGCAATTAAGTTGCAAAAAGAACTAAAAGTTGTTCCTGCTAAAGGTACTCTTGTTCAGTTCAATAGACAACTTGATTACGGTGTTTTCGGTGGATCTGCTGTACTAGAAGGTGCAGTCGGTCAAGAAGAGACTAGCAATATCGCTCGTATTGTTGTTCCTATGTCTTACTATGTACATGTTCGACGTGTTACATTACAGTCAGAAATGGTTCAAACATTCGACGGTGTTAAAGCTCAAGACCGTGTTGCTGCTGATGCTGCTATTAAATTAGCTGCTGATATCGAATTCCACCTTTTCCGCGGTAAATCAGCTTATTCTAATGCTGGATTATTCGATGGAAATCCTTTAGCTGCTTCTGAATTAGAGCCTGGAATGCATGGTCTTGATATGCAAATCAGACAATCTGATTCTCAATCAAACGCTAAAGATCTTATGTTCCAAGAATATGGAGCAGATACTTCAGTTGCTATCAACCAAAATGGTGTTCTTACTCAATCTACTATTGAAGACATCTATAGCCGAGCACAAATGAATCATGGTTCACCTGAGAAGATTTACCTTGATCCTTTGACTCATGGAGCTTATAACAAAGTTGCTCATGGTAAAGAAAGAATCGTTCTTGCTGGTTCACCTCAGCATGCTACTGGTGCTCAGTTGAAAGAACAATGGGTTGCTGGTGGAGCTATCTCTATCGAATCTAGCCGTTTCTTGTCTGGAAAGACAGCTCCTGCTCGTCCTCGATTGAACACTCCTAATCTTCCTACTATTGCTACAGCTGTTGCTGCTAGTTCTACTAGCTTCATCGCTGCTGAAGTTTATTCTTACAAAGTTACTGCTTGTAACGAAGTTGGTGAGTCTGTTGCTTCTTTAGCTGCTTCTGCTACTATCGTTAACAACGGTGAGCAAGTAAACGTAACTATCACTCCTGCTGCTGGCATCTCTGCATTGTATTTCAATGTATACCGATCACTTGCTGGTGGATCTGCTGTTAAGTTTATTGGCCGTGTAAAGAATAGCGGAGCTGCTACTACCGTATTTAATGACCTAAATGGTAGACAACCTGCTTTCGTAACGGGTCTTGCACTTGATTTCCGCGGAATCGAAATAAATGAGCTATCTCCGTTTAAATCTACCGAGTTGGCAAAAACTGATCTTACTACTCCACAAGCGTTTTATCGCTTTTGCGCAGTGTCTGCTAAGTTACCTCGATTCTCTATGTTAATCGACAACTTGACTCAGTAATCATAATACTGAAATATACTGAATAAATGTAACCCAGGGTTAAAATCCTGGGTTTTTTATTTTTAAGTGTCTTGACTTAAATAGTCATATATATTATAATATTAAGATGTTTGATTTAGATATGCTTAAAAAAATGGCAGAAACTCTATATTTAGAAGAGATGGCAAGGCAGCTTGATGTAAAAGCAGGTACACTGAGATATCATCTTAAGAAAAATAATATACCACTGATAAACGGTAGATCTAATCTTGACGACAAACTAAAGACTCAAATCTTGAAATTGGTTGATCAAGGTATGTACGGAACACAGATAGCTAAACACCTTAATATATCACAACAAAATGTTAGATATTTCTTATCAACTAATAACATAAATGTGTCTAATGGAATTAAAGCACCGCGAGTGTCTGAAGATAAGAATAACTTGATAAGAAAATTAGCAGCAGAAGGTTTTAATAAAACCCAGATAGGGAAAAAATTAGGTGTTAGCAGGGAGTATATAGTTAAGTATTGCCAAACCAATATGATTACTCTGACTAAAGGTACTTTTAGAAAGTATACTAAAGATGATGCAGCTAAAAAACTTAATCCAAAAATGAAACTTACAGGCAATGAATCTAAAGGTTTTTATGAGGTTCAGTGTAAAGTGCATCCAGAAGTTATCAGGAATAGACCTGTGTTTGACCTAGATCAAGGGTGTCCACAATGTATAACTCATTGCAATTCTAAAGCACAAACTGAGATTAAAGAATGGGTAGAATCTTTAGGTTTAACAGTAGTAGAAAACTTTAAAATTGATAGAAAACATATTGACATATATATACCATCTCTTAACCTAGGCATAGAGTATAATGGCTTATACTGGCATTCAGAAGAGTATAAGAAAAGCACTTACCATAAAGATAAACTTACCTTAGCTAACGAAAACGGCATTAGGCTTATTACTATATTTGAGGATGAATGGGAAAACCGACAGGATCAAGTGAAATCATTTCTTATGTCCATCCTGTCTAAAAGCGAACATACATTACAAGCACGTAAATTAGTCATAAAAGAAATCGATCATAAAACTGCGGCCAACTTCTATGACATGTATCACATACAAGGTAAACCTAGAAGCAAATTGATATCTTTTGGCCTAATGAATAATGATGAACTCATAGGTTTAACATCAGGATCACAACATCACAGAAATAATAAAGAGTTTGTATTATCAAGGTTAGTTTTTAAGACAGGATACAGAATCAACGGTGGAGCTTCAAGGTTAATATCTGCACTTAAAGACTGGGCTAAAATAAATGGATATTCTAAGATAATCTCATGGTCAGATAATAGATGGTCTGAGGGTAACGTTTACAGTCAGACAGGATTTATCTTAGACGAAGAACTAGATCCTGATTACAGCTATGTTAGAAATGGTATCAGATCCTCTAAACAATCTAAACAAAAAAAGAACTTAATTAAAGAAGGTGCTGTAGGTAATACTGAGTATGAAATGGCACTTTACCTGGGATATTCCAGGATATACGATTGCGGTAAAAAAAGATGGGTTTTTTATTTTTAAACTTACTTATCAGTAATCTTTATGTCTTCATCTAGAGCGTCCTTTAATGTAGATAACAAATTATTAGTTATTTTATCAACTAGCTTATATCCTAACCTACTCCAGATACTACTGTCTATGCGACCGTCTAGTTTGCCACCTAGCTTGAAAGCTAAAATACTATTTAATTCATTATGTAATTTACCGGCTAATTTCTTATACGTCATACTCATCCATCACCTCATATATATTAATAGTATCATAATAAAATAAATAATCAACCAGTATATTGACTTTTGTATCAAAATGGTATATAACACCAATACGGAGTAGATGTATGCAATTAATAAGCCTAGACCTAGAATTAAACCAGCCAAGTCGTAAAATTATCCAATTAGGGTATGTTATTTTTAATGTAAAAAATTGGAAAACACTACAGGCCAGAAGTTTATTTATAAATCCAAACGAACCTATTGCTCCAGAGATCACACAGCTTACAGGTATAGATGATAGTATGGTTACTACAGGGATGACGCTAAATCAGGCATACGAAACAATGATTGAAGATATGAAGAAACATCAAGTCACCCATCACCCAGTTCAGTGGGGAACTGATCATATTGAAATAAGAAGTCAACTAGAAATACCATGGTCTGACTTTATTTTTAAAGTTAGGGATCATGATATTAAGTCGCTGTTTCAGCTACTACAGGCTCCACTTCCAAACAGTAAAACTGTAGCAGGACTAGGTAAGGCTATAAGCATTCTAGGTGGACAATGGGATTATAAATACGGAAAACCCCACGATGCTTTGGCAGATGCATATAATACAATGCTTATATATAAGATGTTAGCCAACAAGATGGTAACATACGAAAAGATGATGAAGGCGTTAAAATAATGAAATTAGTATTAATTAGTGATATTCATGGTAAATGGAGTAAGTTAAAGATACCTGATTGTGATGTACTCATCTCGGCTGGAGACTATTCTTTTAAGGGTGAAACCCATATGGTTAAGGATTTCCATGCCTGGATGCATAAGCAACCAGCAACCCATATAATAAGCGTTCAAGGGAATCACGAACTAAAGGTTGAATCTAACTTTCAGGAAATGAAAGATCTTGCTCAGTCGGTATGCCCTAGGGTACATTTCATAGATGAAGGTGAAGTAATTATTGATGGTATTAAATTTTATGGATCTGCCATCACTCCGTTCTTTTTTAATTGGGCATGGAACAGATATAGAGGTGCAGATATTAAGCGTCATTGGGATAATATCCCTGATGATACTAATATATTAATCACACACGGACCTCCATACCAAATACTAGATATGATATATCAGGTTGATGGAGTCACTCCAAAAGAGCGAGTTGGATGCCAAGATTTATCTAACAGAATTAACGAGCTTAAAGATCTAAAGATGCACGTATTTGGACATATACATTCAGGTTCTGGAGAAATGATGTTCAATAATGTTAAATATATTAATGCTAGTATATGCGACGAGCAGTATATGCCATCAAATCCAGTCAGAATCTTCGAGTTCTAATCCTGGATCCTATGTTTATCCCACTCTAAAAATACAGATAAAGGATATTTCTTGCCAGCCTTTTTAGACTCAGTGTATGCATATAATGCAACAAGCATCTGTCCACTGTCAGGACTTTTATCGTATTTTTTAAAGTAAGGCTGTAATGCTTGAACTGCAAAGATTAAAAAAGCTGTAGCTATCAGCAATATAAAGACGTTATCCATAATTAAGTTAAACATTTACGACTCCTTTTGTTATTGTTAGTATTCCATTTACATCAAAGATCGCCATATTTCTATTATACATATTAATCTCCTCCAGTGCAATAGCCATCTCACTTCTGTCAACACCGTAATCTTCAAGTAGTGTAACCATATCTATCATGTATCCATTAAAAGAAAGATCACCATCTTCTTTGTAGATATATGCGCTGCAATTCTTCTTATCTAACCCATCAACCACAAGTATATATTTACCGCTTAATTCACCCATTCATCACCTCTATATTCTATACAATCGGACTTATTATTAATAGTAGCAGAAGTATCTGGAGAAAACAACTCTTTCATGTAATAGTCCATAGCTGGGGCATACCACTCAGTTAGGAATATGTATGGATTCATTAGGCTTTTAGGTATACTATACTTTTTACCGTACATATTAAATGGCACGTATTCAGCCGTATGTTCTCTATTAAGTACACAATGGCCTAATTCATGGAATATTAACGCTATCTTTAGATATTCTGTTGTATTTTTATCGTACCAATATTCGGCATCTATACCTATCTGTTTATGTCCAGTACTGTAAACCACACATACACCTATAGTAGAACCTTCTGGCATTACATCAAAATTTATAGGTATATCACCTATCGTATTACCATACATAGACTCAAACATAGATATATACTTATTAAACTCAATATGCGTACTCTTTATATTTCTAGGATCTGGTATAAACTGAGCACACGCAGACGTTAGTAGGTATAATAAAAGTACGATATATTTTTTCATTTCTCTATACCTTCAAATAATACATTGTATATGTCAGAATACATAAGGTCGTTATCATACTTAACAATCTTTAACGCCTTAGCTCTTATATTCATATAAGTAACACCAGTAGCAAGCTCTTCTTTAGCCTGTCTAATTTTTTCGTCATAAATCACTTTATTCCAACGCGCCCTACTCATAGATTTTCTAGGACGTACTTGTTTACCCATTAGACACCTTCTTTTCTTTTTTTGTATTAAAATAAAATTCCTTTAAAAACTTCTTAACCGTATCTTCACCATAATATGCCTTTAGGTTTTCTAAGTGCACAGTTAACTGGTAAGCAGTAGGCTCTCTATCTAACTTTGTTTTTATATCTATAACCTTATTCGTAGTTTTTTGTTCCATAATCACCTCCATATATACATAGTATCTATTAATTATATTAAATGCAAGTTTTATTTTAAAGCGTCTGTAATTAAGACACTCTTATTAACTTCTAACTTTTTGGCAAACACAGTACCAGCCTTTTTAAGTTTTTTTGCATACTTTGCCTTAAGAGATGGCGTCTTAGAGTGGTATCTTGCTGCCCACAGACTATCCTTCTTTTTATGCTTATAATGTATGGCTAGAATCTTAGCTGCACACATAGTATTACCAGACATCTTATATATATTATAATCCTTACATGTAGTATACCAATGGACAGAATTTACCTGGAATACACCTATATCATATGTTCCATTGGGGTTTAATCTAGTCTTTGCATTTATACCAAATGAGCTTTCTATATAGGCTATCTTAAACAATTCCAACTCCGGCACACCATATTTTTTTGCAGCTACCTGTACATTTCTAATAATCCTACTCTCCACCGACTTTGCATTAGCGTTTGCAGATATAAGACCTATTATTAGTATTAGTGTTTTCATTTCTCACCTCCATATATTAAGAGTAACATAATAAAACAAAAAATCAACTAGTGTGTTGACTTTTGTATCAAAATGGTATATATTGTCTATATATGATTAAAAAAACACTACTAATAGTACTTATTTTGACCTCATCAGCAATACTTGGGCATATGCTACATCAAGGATATATGATTATAGGTATAGACTCTTGGCATGAAGGTTGCATAGAAGCATCTTTAAGATTAAGGAACGATTTTGGCCAAACACATGAAAAGTACATGAAAGACTTTTGCGATTACAGAAATATAACACTTAAGAAAGAATTTGGAATACAGGAGTAAGTTATGGAATCAATGGAGATTTTATTTAATCAATTACAATCATTAGCAAGCTTATCAGACGATAAGTTGAATATTGAGATTAGCGATGAGCAGTTCGGTGTTAAGATCAGTATAGGAAGCAATGTATTCACAGCAGAAAGACTGAACATACAGACGCTATCTAGCGCATTAATGTTCCTGTCACTGTCTGCACAGGTAAAACACGATGAGTAAGTTAAGACCTCTAGGCAAAATACTATTAGACCTAGAGCCATTAATTCAAGAGGCCATGGACGATCATGAACTCCAACACCAAGATCTTCTTGGTCTTATAGATACATATTTGAAAGTTCATTACCCAGGATCCGATGCAGAATACACTGATGGTACAAACCCAGACATTATATATAGATCAAAAAGGGATAAATATGGAAAACGATAAAAAATATAGTACATTTCAGAAATATGGCGATAAGTATGTTGCATCGGCAGCAGGCTTTACATATGAAGGTAAACTTACTCCTGGAGTCTACAGTATACATTATGATGGCAGATCTCAGACGTTATGGTTTGAATCTATGAAGGTGTCGCACGACTCACTTCTAGACCTACCAAGTAACGAATATTCTCAAATAATTAGAGAGATGGAACAGTTTTTAAAGCCAGAAACCAAAGAGATGTTTAAGGAGTACGGATTCATATATAAAAGATCAGCTTTGCTATATGGTAATCCTGGCACAGGTAAAACATCAATCCTACATAGAGTTAATAGATCTGTTGTTAAATCCGGTGGAATCGTTCTGTATTGCGAAGATCCTAGATTATTACCTATTGCATACAGTGCACTTAACGATATACAACCTGAAATACTAACTACAGTTGTTTTTGAAGAGTTTGACGCAATGGCTAATCAGTATGAGAAGACACTACTGTCAGTTCTAGATGGAGAGATACAAAAAGACAATGTTATGTATCTTGCAACCACTAATTTCTTAGAAAAAGTCCCCAAGCGTCTATATAGACCTGGACGATTTTCTTCTATTATAGAAGTTGGATACCCAAACACAAAAGCTCGTAACGTATACTTCTCTAGTAAACTTAAGGATCAAGCATTGATTAGCGAACTAGTTGCAAAGACTAAAGGGTTAAGTGTAGACGAAATGAAAGAAATTATACAATCAAGTGTGATTTTAAAAAACGATTTAGATTCAGTAATCAAGAGGCTTCAATCAACACGCGATTTTGATGCCGGAGATGCCTCTGATGACACATACGACGAAGTAGGAGAAAAGGACGAATGGAAACACAAATAGCATTATTAATAACATTAGCACTATCTTTAGGATATATAACCTATAGAAAATATAAGGCGAACAGAGATGGATTTAACACTAGAATGCAAGCTCTTATAGATACACTAAATGAGGCATCTAAAGGTAAGAGGCATCTTTCGTTAGTCAAAGGTGAAGGGTCAGATAAAGAGACATTTGTTAATATGGGAGATGAAGTTGTCAATACAACATCTATGATAAAAAAACTCAACAAGGATACAGAGAAGATCATGCAGTTACAATTACAAGAAACAAGCGCAGCAAGGTCTGTTCTAGGGTTTCCAGGTAGAATGATATCACAGTCTAAATCTGCATACCAGACATCAAACCCATCAAATGTAGCTATTTTTAATAGTAATATCTGTACAGATACAGGTAAGATCTGGTACGGAGATATCGATTTAACTATGGACGAAAACAGACTTAAAACTCTAGCCGCAGAGATTAACAAGACTCTTTACGTATTACGTGAGATGGATGCCAGGTTTGAAAACGAAACAAAGCCTAAACTAGAAAGTGCAGTAATTGCAGTTAAAGCAGATGGTTCAGTTATATTATCAAACTACGCAACTAGAGGTACTAAAGGTAAACTTAAAGGAAAGATTGTGGTGAACAGATGAACAAGATATTAAGCGCATTAATCGTATTTATGGTTACATTCCTGGCAATTATCTTGTCTCCAGTATACCTACCAGTTATAGGTTCTGGTATTACGGTGGCAGGTAGACTACTAGGTGCTGTTTTTACATACAACCAAGACTTATTCTTACTATTAGCATCAGTTATGGCTGTACTTATCGCATTACGATCTGTTTTAAAAGGATAAATAACGCTTGACATGTAAACTAAACACTGTTATCGTGTAAATATACGTAATAGGAGGTTTATATGATTAAGGTTAAGGTAATTAAAAGGTATCAGAACAGAAAGCTTTACGACACACAAACACACAAGTATATTTCTATGGGCGAAATAGCTAGACTGATGATGTTAAGTGATATAGAAGTTATAGTTATTGATAATGAAACTAAAAACGATATAACAAACCATACATTATTATCGGTGCTAATGTGTCAATCCAGTGATGGTATCCAACCTAGACATGATATTATTAAAAATTTAATAGTTGAAAATTTAAAGTCCATAGGTGCTGTATGAAAAAACTACAAAAAGAAGAGACATTAACGGCTAAGCAGTCCAAGAATATAAAGGCAATTAAGTTTCCTATAATACTAAGCCATGAAGAGCGTAACAAGTTTGATCAGTGGATTAGGCTTGGAAAAGAATTCTATAATATACTGAACAACCAAAGGCGTTTGGTAGAAAAATGGAATTTAACTAAATACTATGAAGCAAACCCCGATAAGCTAGCTGAAAAGCAAAAAAAAGAAGATGCATATCAAGCAAAAGTTAAAGCTGAGGTAGATTCTGGCAAGAGATTACCAAAACGGAAATTCGACTCGCCATTCTATTCTCCAATACAGATTAGACACGAAGAACTGAAAGATCTTCCTATAGACGTTTTATCGCACTGCTATGGAGCCAGTACATTTGAAGAATTAATGGCGTTAGACGGCAAGGAAATTAAAAATAATAAGCAAGGTGTGCCTCAAATATACCTGTCTTATGTGGATCAATCCAGGTACGGCACAAAACTTAGAAATATATACCCTGAATTTAATATTATGCCCAGCTCTTATTGGCTTGGTATTTGCCATCAAGTTGACAAGGCTTTTACTGATTTTCGTAAAAACAAAGCAAAATCTATATACAGACTTCCTTCTTTTAAGAAAAGAGATGATGATTTTTCGTTAATAGGCAAATCTGGTGGAGATAATAATATTAAAGTAAAACCGTTAGTGTTAAACGGTAAACGGTATGCACGCATAACAGGTTTGTCATCTAGCTATTTCCCTAATGGAATCAAGATACGTATGTTCAAGCCTATTAACGGTAAGATAATTCTTACGTCTATAAAAAAAGAAGGCAATGACTACTTCCTAAGCATTACGTTTGAAGAACAGAAGGTACACTGGCCGTATAAGCATGAGTCTGTAGGTGTAGATTTAGGTGTAGTTCGTAATATACAGCTATCTAATGGCGAGTATAAGCAACTACCTATAGATAAAATTAAATCACTAGAAGAAAAACAAAAAAGAATGCAGCGAAAACTGTCTAAAAAGAAAGAGCGATCTAAGAATTATTTAAAGTATAATGCTAAGATAGCTAGGATTAGTGAAAAGATAGCTAACACTAGAAAGTACCATGTTTCTATGTTCGCAACAGAAATAGCTAGAGATTATAATATTATTGCTATAGAGAACTTAAAAGTAAAAAATATGACAAAGAGTGCTAGTGGTGATATTGACGAGCCTGGTAAAAACGTAGCACAGAAATCTGGATTAAATAAGAGTATATTAAGGGTCGCACCGTATATGATTAGGATGAAACTCGAAGCTAAGGCTAAAGAGTACGGACGAACTGTTGTGGCTGTAGATCCAAAATATACGTCGCAGGAGTGTTCTAGGTGTCACCATACAGATAAGAAAAACAGAGAAGACCAGTCTACTTTTGTGTGTAAAAGTTGTGGTTTTGAGATAAACGCCGATCTTAATGCCGCGTTAAATATACATACCAGAGGTCTTGACAGTATTAACATTAAGGATGGCACGTGAGTGGTATAAGTTTGCCATTAATATCCGACAGAGAACCGTTTCTTTTGATTGAAAAAGCTAAAGTGTGTATATCTGGAGGATACGTAATGGCAGTTAAGAATAATCGTAAGATGAATATACCATCTAAACAGGTGTTTATGTTAATTATCGGCACAGGATGCTCCATTACAACTGAAGCAGCAATACAACTATCTAAAGATGGGTGCAATATTGCCTATTCAAGAGGTGGAGCTAATATACACACTACGTTCGTATCTGAACAGTACAAAAATCCACGCAAATTAATTAACCAGGTAGGCTTAGTAAGCAATAAACAGCATAGGCTTGAAATAGCTCGTAAGATCGTAATGGCTAAATTAATAAATCAGCACGTACAGTTCAGTGCTTCTGATATATCAAAAGCGGGAACAGTAGAGATGTTATTAGGATATGAAGGTGCAGCACAAAAAAATTGGTATAATAATTTATTTGGAGAAGGGTTTAGGCGTAGTTTTACAGGAGAAGATGATTATAACAAAATGATAAACATCTCAAACTCTGTATTGTATAACTTTACGGCCAGTATAATCACATGTCTTGGATACTCTACATCTATCGGTTTCTTACACGGATCTACTAGACGCGGAGCGTTAGCCTTAGATGTATCCGATATTTTTAAGCCTAATATGTTGCGTTACATTAAACATAGCAATTCTAAGAATATAGTTAGATCATGCTTTGATTTCTTAAATAAAGATAATAAGAACTACACTAGACATATAATTAAAACAGTTGAGGAATTATGTACATCGCCATTGTAAACAACAGAAAAACAGCTAAGCTAATATGTCGCAGCTTCTTTTTACTTGATAGGAATGTATGGATTGGAGACATAACAGATCGTGAAGCAGAGATACTTAAAAGTAAGGCGGTAGCGTATGGTACAAACAACATTAAACTTTTTAAAATAACTAAACGGGTAGTAGAAATTACATGCAATAATACTAATTATATAGAAAAGTGTATTGACTTTATGTCCGAGTAGTGTTATATTTAATTAAATAGGCAGCCTTACCTGCCGAATTTAGACCGAAAGGTCTTAGAAGCCTGCGGAGA